CCAGTTCAGAGGGTTGTGTGTTTTGCACGCCAGACCCGTAGCCAGGAGCATGAGGTGTCTTTTTCGCCGGTTGTAAGTTGGATGGACATTAACTTGTCAGACAGGTGCAACTTCTCCTGCGACTTTTGCTATGCCAAAAACAATTTTGGTATAGGTCCTGATTTTGAAAGGACTAGAGCCGCCTTTCTGTGGCTTTTTGGACAAGCGAAAGAGAACTCGCGACTGCATGTTTGTTTTTACGGAGGGGAACCGCTAGTAGAATGGGACACGCTGGTGAAGGTGGTGGATTGGGCGCTTGGTGTCTATCCAAATCTCCGGTTTTACATCATAAGCAATGTGTCGCTCTTTGATGCGGAAAAGGCTGCTTGGTGTGCGGCGCGTGACTGTTTTGTCTGTGCTAGTGTCGATGGATGTGCAGAGGCGCAAGAGATGCACAGGGGCTCCAGCGAAGTTGTTTTTCAAAACGTGAAACACGCAGCAAAAACACATCCAGAGATGGACATGCTGGTAAGAGGAACCGTGACTCCGGAGAACGTTCATTTGCTGGCTGAATCTATTGTTTTCATGTGTGAAGAATTTAGGCTCCCGAAGACCACAATTTTGCCTTCTACCTCATCTGACTGGCGACAGCAGCACCTCGATGAGTATGACGATCAATTGGGAAGAGTGGCGGATTGGTGGGTCGAACAAATGCGAGCCGGAAAATATTACTACGTGAACGCCATATGCCAAACGTTGAAATTATCCTTTGGTAAGGGCAGACCCAAGAGAGCGTGCAATGCTGCGGTGGGGCGCGTTGGTGTAGACACGAAAAATGACATCTGGCCGTGCAACCGTTTCACAAACTACGATGCGTGTCCCCAATACAAACTCGGCAGCGTTGAGAAGGGCTACACCAACGAGGAAATGTTTCAGAGGTTTCGTGAATTCGACATCGCGCGCAAACCGGAGTGTGCTGATTGTCCTGCTGGGCAGAGCAAGAGTTGTCCTGGCATTTGTCACCATGTCGCCATGAAACACAGCCGGGGAAAATCCTTTTACGAAGTGAGTCCATCTTATTGTGAATTTATGCGGATAAGGTGGTCTCATGCATCACGAGTGCATGCGGTTCTGAGCGCCGAAAAGAACCCGCTGTACTTTCAGACGTATAAAGAGGCAAACACGGCAGGAGAATAGTCATGGTAGAGGATTTCGCTGACAGTTCTGGGCAAGGGCACGTGCTGACCGCAACTGGTGCCGTGTTGAGTCGAGAACAGTACAAATTCAACTTTGCTAGTTACAAGTTTGATGGTGATGCTGACTATATCGACATTCCAGATGACGACATGTGGGACTTCGGAACCGCGAAGTTTACAATAGATCTCTGGATTTACCTGAACAGCACGTCAGATACCATAATCATCAATCACGGCGGTAAAGGGTCTGCGACGGATGTTTCGGGCTGGTCAGTTGGTCTGGCGAGTGGTAATCTGGTCTTTCAGTCGTTTTCGGGCGCTTCTGCCAACATTGTTTTGAGCGGTGCATGGAATCCCTCTACTGGTGTCTGGTATCACGTCACAGTAGTCAGGGACGGGGACGATTTTTACAGTTTCATTGACGGGAAAACGTGTGCCACTACCAACGATTCCGATGCCGTAGTAGACTCCGCCTTGACCTTGAGAATAGGACAAGCACACGATGGCGGGCTCTCCTTGAATGGCTACATCGACGAGTGTCGCATCTACGGGAACCGGGCGGTATGGCCGTTTGAGTTCGTGCCTCCTGAAAGTTCTGCTCCAGGAATTGACAAGTACGATGTTTTTGTCATGCCGGCAGATGGTTCAAACGGTTCAACTTCATTCAAGGACGTTTCCAGGTCGGTCCACTCAATCTCGGTGCAAGGAACCGTCCAGATAAGCACAGCCCAGTACAAGTTTGGGAATTCGTCGGCTTACTTCAACGGGAGCAGTTACCTTTGGGCAGCGAACAATTCTGAGTTCCTGTTTGGCACCGAGGAATTTACAGTTAGCCTTTGGGTCTATTGGCCATCGTCCGTTCCAGCCTCCGGAGAGAGCCTGTTGGGCGTGTGGGATGGACCAATTAACCAGAGAAGTTGGTATTTTCAATTCGACGGAAACACCAGTGTTCTCTATTTTTACTGGTCTACTACTGGCGCGAATAGCTTCAACGCAAACAGTAGTTTCTCGCCCGCGTCTGACACCTGGTATCACCTTATGGCTGTGCGTGACAACTCGGCAAATCTGATTCGTCTGTTTGTCAATGGCTCCCAGGTCGGCAGTAGCGCAATAGGAGCGTCGGATTCCTTGTATGCGTCCTCAAGCAAACTGGGAGTGGGCGCTGCGTTTTCTTTCGGGGGAGGAGGTTCGCTTTTTGGTCCAGGATACATGGACGAGGTCAGGATCACCAAGGGAGTCGCGCGCAAAACGGAATGGTTCGTGCCACCGATGGAGGCTCATCCAAAATTCTATTCGCCTGTCGTGGTAGGGCAGGAAACGAAGTTGCTCTTGCACATGAATGAGGATAACAATTCTACCACCTTCAGAGACTACTCACCTGCTAACCATACCATTAGCGTCACCGGCAATTCTAAGATATCGACTGCTCAGTATAAATTCCTTGGCTCGTCGGGTTACTTCGATGGAGCAGGTGATTATCTCAGCGCTACGGATTCTGAACTGGCGCTGGGAACAGAGGATTTCACGGTTGAGATGTGGATAAGGCCGGGCTCAATCAGCGGCTACCGACGACTTTTCGGGACCAACGGAGGCGCGTCAACAACCAGCCTCCTCTTTCGAATGTATGGAGCGACGTTACAATGCTATGCGAAGGGAAGTTCTCCGGTCGCATCAGGCTCTGTTCTTTCGGTTAACACCTGGCATCATGTTGCCGTGACGTGGAATTCGAGTGCATCTACTCTCACTCTGTGGGCTGACGGAATAAATGTTGCCTCCCAGTCGGGCTTAACAAACCACGACATAACAGAGACGACAGTTTATTTTCCTTCTTACTACCTGGGAGGGGAGTATTTCTACGGCTACATGGACGAGATTCGAGCGGTCAAGGGAGAAGTCAGATATGCCGGCAAGTTCACCCCACAGACGACGTATTTCCCGGATGTCAAGGATCCTGACACGGCACTTCTTCTCCACTTTGACGAGAATAAATACGGCGACAACACCTATGTGGAGGACAAATCGGGATCAGCACATGACGTCTTCTTTAGCGGCGATGCTGTCATTTCGACCTCACAAAGTGTCTTCGGGGGTGCCTCACTCGCCTTGGATGGCACTGGCGACTGTCTGAAGTTGAACGACCATGCTGACTGGACTCCGGCTGCCAATTTCACGCTTGAGTTGCGAGTGAGATTTGGGGCGACAACCACTCAGGTCCTGGCTGCTCACTACGAGGACAGTTCAAACTACTGGTCTTTTTACTACGACGGCACCAACCTTGTGTTTGACGTTGTTGACAGCGGCTCCACTATTGTGTCGATTCAGAAAGCCTGGTCGCCGTCGCTCAGTACGTGGTATCACCTGGTGGTCGTTCGAGAGGGCAGCAACTGGTATTTCTTCGTGGATGGCGTGAGTCAGAGCCCGTCCGGCACCCCTGATGCCAGCGCGATTCCAAACTTCTCGGGCTATCTCTACATCGGCGGAATAGATACTTCCGACAACCTGAACGGGTACATCGACGAATTCCGCTTTTCGCACATTGACCGTTGGAGCGCGTCTTTCCCGTTGCCACCGAATGCCTATCCGGACTACGTGTGAGGTTCGAGATAATCACTGGTAATTCGAAAATATGGAAAAATTATGAAAAATGAGACAATCAAAAAGGAATTTGGAAGACTTTTATGTTTGAGCCGAAAGCGTGCCTGTGTCACTCAGGAGAACATGGCGCGCACTCTTGGGGTCAGCGTCCGCACCGTTTCAAACTGGGAAAAAGGCTGTACGTTCATCGAAGATCTGTCCATAATTGATGATGTGGAGAGGCTTTACGGCATTAACCTTAGCCTGTTGCTGGATGAGGCGATTAAGGACATCCGTTCACGAGGGCGCAAGTCATAATTTCTTGATATTCGTCAGTAGTAGAAGTCCATTCGTGAGCACGGATAAGGAACAACCGATGAGCAGCGACACTAACCTTGGCAGCATTAACCAGAAGATAGGTGAAATCGCTGGCATGCTGCGCCCGATTCCTGATCAACTTTCCACGCTGTTTGACAAAGTGGACGCGGAAAAAGAGCATCGCAGCGCGGCTGACAGCAAAATTTCATCCGACTTGCGTTCTACGAGTGAAGAAGTCGCGCGCTTGGGGAAGAGCGTTGCCGAAATCTGTCGGGGCATGGAGGACATGCGCTGTGTCGAGAACAAAAGGAGGCTTGACCAGATAAGTGCCCTTCTGGACACGCTCAGTGCAACGGTGAAGGATTTGACGCGGTTGTTGGATTTTCTCGATGGGAGGTCCAAGTTACTCGATGACCTGAAAGCAGAGATCCATGGATTGCGCGAGAAAATCAAAGCCACGGATGACGGGATTGCGCCATTGTTGAGGCAAGAAAAGCGCGCCTGGGCGGTCTTAAAGTGTCTTGGAGACCGCATTCTTACGGTTGGTGTTACGTTGCTGATTGCCTATCTACTGTACAGATTTGGCTGGAAATGACAGGGGACATGCGTGTGTCGAGTTTTGCTGGTTGGGACGTTTCCGCAGGCTGTGACTCGACTCTTGCAGCGCGAAGAAATCATCACTGCTAGAGGTGCGAGGGAAGCCAATTATCGCGTCCGGACTTTCATACCGCAGGTGATAGTCATAGAAAGTGATTTGCCGGACGGGAGCGGCTTGGAGTTGCTAAACAGTTGGGTCGATGAAGGCATAGTGGGGGAAGACGTATCCAAAGTTATCGTGGCAAAGGATAGAGAGATGAGTGTGCAGACTGACAAAGTGATGCGGCTACCTGCAGACAATATCGGGCTGTTGGGAGGGGTTCTGGAGCGAGCAAACGGTAGCGATGGCGTCACAACCGCTCAAATCCTTCGGCGCTTGAGTACAGTCGCCGAGCATGCTAAGCGCACGAAAGAGGTGTTAGAACAAGGTCTCGCTGAAAATATTGAGACCTAACTGTAGATTGCTATAGCAGTTACAACGTCACTCCTAAATTGCAAATCAAATTCTCTGGCATTTTTGGTGCGTAATTGCTGATTCGGGCTACGCATATTTTGTTTATATGTTGCGCTCAGATAGAGGATTACGGGGCTACGTGGTCCCGATAGATGAAATGGATATGAGAGGAGCGCGATATGGCTAAGACGCAGAAGTGGCTGGTTACGCGGGGAATGCACCTTGGATGCGTGAAGTACTCCGTCAGCATTGGAACCGTTATTACGCATGATGTGACCGCAGGACGAATCAAAATCGACGGTCAGACGTTTGAGGATACGCGCGACCTTGCCATCCTCAAGAAGCATGGGTGGGTGAGAGAGTGGAATGCGGAGGAAGAAGAGCAACTGCGAAGCGAGGGGGAACAAACTGAAGCGGCGCGTGAGGCTGCTGTGGCACAAATGAAGGAGCGTCCTTCTGATTTGCCGGTGGTCCAGTCTGATGATGATGAGCATGACATTATCGACATTAGCCACACGCGCAAAGAAAACGACACTGGAACACGTGAAATCTCCGGCGACATGGAGGTGATTCGTGGTGATGTGGAGGCTACAGAACACCAAGCACGGCTTCGCGAGAAACAGGAAGCAGAGAAAATGCCCGTTGTCCGTGATGACAGCCTGGGAACAGCGGTGTCCAGTGGTCCGTCTTTGAACGCTGGCACGGTCAAGACGCGAACCGCCGAAGAGCATGAACGTCTCCGCAAGGCAGGACAGGAAAAGGCAGCAGAAGGGTTTACAGACGAGCGGGTTGCTAATGAGATGAAAAGCAAGAAAAGAGCCAAAAAGAGCCCGAAGAAATTTGTCACTAAGGGAGGCGCACGCAAGGCTCGTCGCGCGGTGAAACTCGATGCTAGTGTTCTCGGGGAGGATTGAGATGACATTTGAGTATCTCTGCGAGACCTGCAATGCGGTTATCGAGCGTAATTTCCCCCTCGGAGGCGCATCCGACGTGGTCACCTGCGAGGACTGCGGAACTGAATGCAAGCGGCACTATGGAGGCATGAATTTTGTGCTGAAGGGTCCTGCTGGACAATGGCCGAGCAAAAAAGGCAGATTCAACCAGGAAATGACCGACAGAAACGAAGCCGCCAGAAGACGCATGGTCAAGGAAAGGACCGGAACCGCCCCGCAACTTATCGACCAGCGATAAACGGCGAAAGGAAGACGAAATGTCAGATGAGAAAGAACCGATCCTGTATCGCACGAGTGACATCTATTTCGCCAGCTATCTCTGTGCCATAGATGTTGTTCTGCAAACTACGGAGCGCCAACAGAGCGACAATCATACGAAGGTCATTTTTGTTTTCAAGGTGGCTCGTCCAGACCTTGACCGTATGCGAGCGGCGTTCTTCGGTGGTCATGCGACGGTCAAGGTCCAGCGATACGTCGAGGCGTTGCGCAACCTTAAGCAGATGTGTTACGTCTAAGGGGGCCGAGTGATGGCTACGTTCCCGGGTTCTTACGTCCTAATCAATGCGTCCAGTAACGCCCGTGTGAATTACATCGTCGATAACATGGTGACTCCGCGCATTTTGGAGTTTCGCCAGATATCCGTCTACGATGAGATGGCGACGAGGGTGGGAACGGCAACTTGGAAGTTGACGTATGGAAATTGGAACGAGGCTTTTACGCTCGTGGCTAATTACAACAGTGAGCCTACGACGCCCGCTTCTATCGACTACACGCTCGGGACGGTGACCTTTACAAACCCTGCGGCAGACGGAGACACGGTGCATGTGACTTACAACATCGACTGGTTCACGATTGGCATCTTGGCTGGCTTTATCTATCAGTCTGTCGATGTCATCAATAACTCCGGTCAGGCACAGGCACCCACCACCTATACTATTGATAATGCCCCGGATAATTGGAACGGGGTGATTGCTGATCTGGTAGTGGCTCTTTGCATGGAGAAGTTGATCCTCGACTACGACTTGTGGAAGGGACGACTGATCTTTGCTATCGGGGCAAATCAACTCGAAGAGGGCGGCGGGGACATCATTGGTCAACTCGAAACCATCAAAACCAACGCTGAGGAACGTGCTAAGATATCTCTGGATAACGAGAAATTCAAAATTGGCAATTTGCTCGCTCCGCCTACCAGTATCTACTATGCGGCAGTGCGAGGAATAGGTGCCGGTGGTTTGTGCCGTGGACGTACTGGGAGGTTACGGGGCATACAATTCAATCGCTATATCTGAGGTGCTCTTGTGAACGACATCACTGAAGAACTTGCGGAAATAGGTCGCATCATAGACTCTGCTAACCTCCTTACCACTGTGCGTAAGGAAGTTCGCCGGGCTATGAGTGGAAGACGGGCAATGGTTGTGGGCGGTGAGTTCGCAGACCATTCAGATTACGATGTGGTTGTTGTTCACCAGTCCGGAGAAAAAGGCAATGGACTGATTCAGAGACGGTTGCGGGGAATTGCCGACTTGGAAATCGAAAAAATAGACAGTTTGACGCAAAATGTGCTTGGGATCAGACATGCTCGCCGAGGAAGGTTTGCACAAGATGAGGAAGCCTAGACCTCTTCATGACGGCGACCGCGTGGCTCTCATAGCACCTTCTTCGCCGCTCAGTTCTATGGTGGCTATCAAACAGTCGGTCGAAGTGCTGAAAAAACACGGTCTGGAACCTGTTCTCGGGGCTAACGTCACTCAGATGCGTTCCGAAGGATGGCGGTCTGCTCCCCTAAATGATCGGGTGGCGGAGGTGGAGTGGGCTTTTACTGACCCCTCAATCTCTGGTGTTATCGCGGCGGAGGGTGGTTATAGCTGCATGGAGTTGTTGCCATATCTTCCGTATGAAGCCATTGAGAAATCTGGTCGCTTGTTTATGGGAATGAGTGACATCACGGCTATTAACAACGCACTGCTACGCTGCAGCCATCTGGTCAACTTCAGTGGTCCCAATACTCGCATTCGTCAAGATAAACCAAGGGATGCTCAAAATCTTGCGGATGCCTTGGAATTGTTGAAGATGGACTCGCCTTGGGGGACGAGACCCTGGAGGCGGCTCAACACCATTCCCCGGTGCATCTGCGAGGGCATAGTAAAAGGTCCAGCGCTTGGTGGCAACATGACCTTGTTTTGCTCGTTGCTGGGAACACCTTTTATGCCCGATACGAAAGGGGCTATTCTGTTTTTCGAGGACGTCCACGCAAGCGGCTACGAAGTGTCGATGAATTTGAATCGCTTGGAATTAGCCGGCGTATTGGACGAAGTCGAGGGAGTAGTTTTTGGCGATTTTGAAAAAGTGCCAGACAGAGGCGACCAGGATTTCACCATTGAGGATGTTGTCGTGCAGATGTTCAGAGGTCGCCTTCCCTGTATCTATGGGCTCAATTTTAGTCACGGGGATACGGTGGCAACCATACCTTTGGGCGTCGAGGCAGTTTTGGATTGTGAGGATTGCACCGTTGCCTTTGGAAACCCGTTTGGGGCTGATTGATGGCAAACCGAAGAAAACCGACAATTCTCGCGGTGAATGAGTTGTCTGATGATTCGAGGTTGGTTCTCTATGTCAAAAAAGGGCGTATTTCTGTGCAGTATGAGTGGGATGGTGGACAGGAAGCGAGGACGTTCGGGGACGCCGGCAGCGAGGGACAGGTTGCCTTCGTAGAGAACTGGATACGTGACATCTGTAAGCAAACCGGGACGACGTATGACGGGATATGGGAGAATAACGGCATGAGCAAGCCACTAGGCGCATGGATAGCAGAGACGACGCGGAAGGCGGAACGCAGAGCCGCAATTATCGAGAGTCCGGGTTCTATCTGCAACGCCTTGGGTTGCGAGTTACAGTTTGTGGCGTATGACGTTGGCGAGTTAAGTGATTCCTACGGGACAATGTATTTTGACAATGGAGCCACTGTTGGAACTCATGTGGACCCTCCGGAAAACGTCGCTCCAAATGTCGTCATCCCGAGCTGGTACGGAGGGAAAGAGGTACTCAGCAAATTCATCGTTTGGCCTGGCACCTGGAACAACATTTTGGCTTTTCTCGCGCGGCAGGCTGAGACAAAGGCACAGGTTGACAGCGAGGACCATGCACGAAATCTAACCGCCGTGCTGAGGTTGCTGGAACAACACATCAGGCAACTTCCGGAATTTGATTATCCGACTGAGGATTCGAACGATGCCTGATATATCTAGTGTTACAGGCGAGCCGTTTTATAGTGGAAGTTGGGAGGACATCCGCGACCTTTGTCGTGTTTTGAACATCGGCGAGGGCAAGTTGGCGAAAGTGACCCAGCAACTTGTCAACTACTACCAGGAGATGGTTGACCGTGAAATTGACGGTATCCTGGAACAGTTCTATTACACTCCGCTCAGACCGTTTAATCAGTGGCAACCGGCAAGGAGTGTCCATGAATCAGTATTCCCGGGGGGTGTTCGGTCTCTGGCGCGCTATTGGACTGCTGGGGCGCTTCTGACGACTGAGTTTCAAGGACTCGACCCAAACGCTAACGAAGCCGCTCAGAATTACATCACCGAGAGCAAGCAGAAAGCATACGAGTACACGCGATACACGACGAGGATTCCAGGACAGCGGTGGAAACACAATCTGCGAACGGCTCCTCCGACCATGATGCCGGGTGTTAACCGTGAGCCTAACTGGTAAAGGAAAGTTGAGATGAAACACGTCGCCGAAGAACTCATTCGCGTGGCTCGTTTGTTGCTATCTGTGAAGGCTGCTGAGATTGAAGGAGAGCCGAAACGCAAAGCCCTGCGCATCATCAACAAACTCATTGACCCGTTGACGAAAGGCTTGCACAAAGACACAGGATGGCGTCCTGTGAATGACATATGGACGCTTTTTAATAACATGGGACTCGATTGGCGTATCACAAAGTCAGAATATGAGCATGAGAACGGCGTCCCTGTGCGCAAGGTGTGGACGTTTGAGATTGAGTACGAGAACGACCGTGGCAAACCGACAACACTCTACGGCAGGGTTGTCGGTTCGGGTGCGGGGCGAGTTTCCGACCCACTGGAATCTTATGATGTTACCGCATATGTGAGTTGACCAATGCCCTTCAAAACCGTGAAAGACGCAATCAAAAAACACCCAGGGCTTGCCAAATACAGCGAGAAAGCCCAGCGCGGGTGGCTGAGCGCCATTAACCAATGCTTTGCGGGCGGAGGAGACGATGGCACTTGCTTTCCCATTGCGTGGAGCGTGGCGAACAAAGTGGACAACAAGCGTCTAGCCTCTGAACTTCTGCGGGTTGCTCGTTGTCTGTGTGCCCAAAAGGAAATGACACCGCAAGAAAAGGCAAATAGACAGCGCAAAAAAACTGTGGGGGTGAAGAACCTCGCCGCAAACATGAGTAAATTGCGCCGGAAATTGAATGATGATCTCAACTCCGACGACGAGAAAGAGCGACTGACTGCCCTCGTTATCACTCTCATGGACAGAACCGCAGAGAGAGTGGGGAACGATGAATCAGCGGCACAGGGGCATCTAGGGGTCACGGGGTTCAAGAAGAAAAACATCCGTGTTGACGACGGGCGCATACACCTGGAATATACCGGCAAATCAGGAGTCAAACACGAGAAAGAATTCAAAGACGCGCGACTGGCTGAGATGGTTAGCAGTCTGTTGAAGCGAGCCAAAAACCCGGGCGATTTTGTGTTTGTGACGGAAGACGGGTTCAAGGTTAGGGCTGATAGGGTGTCTCGTTACCTGAAGCCCTTTGGTATCAAGCCGAAAGACGTTCGTGGTCATGCAGCCAACCGCTATATGATTTCTTCGTTGCGGCGTCGGGGAATTGAACCTGACGAAAAAGGACGGAAGAAGCGTTTTCTTGAGACATTGAGAGACGTAGCCGAGCGCGTTGGTCACACTCCGTCGATGCTCCGGAATGAATACCTCTTGCCGAATCTGGAGGACAAATACATCAAGAGAGGAGAGATTGTAGATATGAAAGCCTAGCATCTTTTGAAAAAGGAAAAACTATGGCTTTCTTCGTCGTTTTACTTGTGGGTCTGCTTTTGCTTATGCTTGCATCGTTTTTCCCGAGGAAGAAAAAATGAACCGAAAAAGAGTAGCACGCGAACTTTTGACCCTAGCGAAAGAACTCATTGGCGCAGGCTGGCCCAGTAGCGTGCAACATGGAAAACTCCGCGATGCTCTGGGACTCAGCGAGGACAAACCCCTTGAGGACCAAACCTCTGCTGCTGCGGTGGCAAAGTTTTTCAAGAAAGCCGACAAAGCAGGTCGCGGAATGGTCATGTTCGCCATCAACAGCAACAAGGACAGCAAATTCTGGAAAGCCGTCCATAACGCAATCAAGTGAGACGCTGAACAAACTGGGAGGAATGCGATGGAGATGGAAGTTGTAGCGCAGAAACTCGTGAAGTTGGCGAAGGAACTGGTTCGCCGGAGTTCGCCCACGCAGGAGACCGCAGAAGGGCTGCGTCAGAAAGTCGCCGGTCAGTTGCTAGAGGCTCTGGAACAACGCGATTATCTGACGGTCGAGGAGGTGGAGGTCCTGTGTCCCCCGTGTGCTGAAAAAATGCGCAAAGCCAACGCGACTAAGGTGGCGAAGAAACACTTTTTCCGTCAGGCAGACATGACCTGGGACGAGTGTATTGCCGAGGCTAAGGCGACAGGCAAGCGCGACCCTGAAGCATTTTGTGGTTGGCTTCGCGCCTATGGACCACATGGCACCGTCAAAAAAGGTCCAAAGGGAAAGGTGCCGAAGGGCTATCACCCGGAAGAAAAGTGAGTGGCTGCTTTCACCCGCATCTGAGCGTTAACAAAAACGAGATGACCCAGGCGCTCAGATGCGGGATACTTTGCGGCGAGTGAGAACGTCATGTACACGAACCCATCCAATCTCATTAAGACTCTCCTTCGCATGTTGGAGTCCAATATCGAGGGTATCAACCAGGTCATCAGGCACTATGACCCCTCGGCAACTTTGACGGCTCTGGAGGGAATGCGGCGCACCTTGCCGGCGGATGCTTTCCCGAGCCTGGAGATTGAGCCCACCTCCGGCTCGAATAGTTGGTTTGCAACTCGTTCTCAGATGCCGCGTTATGAGTTTCAGTGCACGCTGACTGTGATGAATGACAACGAGGATTACGGCGTTGAATATATCGCGAGCATAGTTTCGGCGCTGACGGAGGTTATCAACGACCCGGCTAACCTACAACTGCGAGTGGTCAACGAGGTAAGATGGTCTCCAAACCGTGGTCTTTGTACAACTTATATCACCGACAGCCTTGTAGAAAATGTGACTTACAACAGCAACAAAGAGGGGACCATTCGGGTGGCGGAGTTTTCCTGGTTTGCCATGATACACGAGCCTTTTCCGGATGCTCATTTTTGGATATTTTTCGCGAACCAGCCAGAGGCGATTGGTGTACGGCCGCGCGAACTTATTTTGGTGCCTTAAGTAGTTCATATTTTCTTTATATCCTGCCGTCTACGAAGGCTTACGCTTTGCAACGAGGATGGCATGAATCCGGAGCGCGTCCAACAAGAAATCTCAAAAACGAACCTGATGGCTCGTTGGCGAAACACCTACAAGCACATGGAAGAAGCTTGGGATGCGAACAAAGAGGCGCTTTTTGCTCTTACGCTGGACGAGGATGAGGACGCTGGGCTGGTGGCATTAGAGGACATGCCTGCTCATCTGAAAGCCTTTCAAGCGGAGACAATGAAATATCGGCGGGGCATCATGGATATCGCCTTCGTCACGGGAGCCTAATCAGTGATGACCCCTTTACGCCGTGAGTTTGCGCGCTTGAAGGTTGTGTGGAAACTCAAGTCAATAGCGAGACGCCTCGGAGGAATGAAACGTGTTGCCTCAGAACTCGACTCCTACAATGGCGAGAATTTGAGCGAGGATGAGGTAGTTGAGGTCCTGGAAGCGGGGTTAAGCGAGTCAGAGCATGCCCTTGCAGAGGCTGAGAATCTGAAAAAAGAGATAGAGGTCTTTCTGAAGAAGAACAGGAGGAAATAACATGGGTCTCATCGACTCTGCTACGCTGTTGGGGATTGCTGACCGAGCCGGATACCAATACGGCCTTCTCGTAGCCCCGTTCGAGGTTATTAACGTGACTGGCGGCGGTTTCTACTGGCAGAGGGTGACGGCTACGGACGACCCGGACGTGGAAATCCCATTGCTCAACACATACTACACCACGGACACTACTGGTTTTGACTTGGAAACAACCGTCAAGTCCGGTCTTCCGAAACTCCTGAGCATTGTCACTGCCATGGATGCACACTTCGGACGCGTCACCTACACCGGCGGCTGGGATGGGTTCCTGACCAGTAATGATGAGCGTGTAAGTGACTATTTCAACCAACTTTACTACGGTGCCAAGACCACCTACATGCTTGCGAACAACGTCTTCTCCGAGACAGAAGACACGTTTGGGACCTGGCAGTACGGTGACACCTTCACCGATGGTATTGATTATGGTGATGGTTCTCCCACGAATCGCGCGAGCGGAACCAATTTCGCGGCTACCCAGTTGAAGGCTATCGTGGATACTGGCAGCACGTCTTGCACGAGCCTGATTCTGCGTTTGTCGGTGAAGGACGAGGACAATGTTCCCACGACTATCGACACGCCGGCTATCACGGGCGGTGTGGGGACTGAGGTGGACATTGGTACGTCTGCTGACCGGTTCTTGGACGTGACGAACATAGTGAAGGTTTCCGGTGACCTTTCTGGGAACATCGTGCGCATTGAAAACAAGAAAGAACGTCAAGTTGCTCCGTAGTGACGAGGACGTAGTGTGACGGATGCCAAAAAGGCGAGGAGCCGCTTGTTGTAAAAGGTCGCACCTGCACAAATTTGAGTTGAAACAACGTGAGAGAAAGGAGATAAGAAATGTCCATGGGGTACATGGGGTTCGCAAAATTCTACCTCGCATCCTCTGGAGGGACGCCCTCGACCCCTCTCCTGCTTTTGGCAACCGGCGCAAGTGTAAATCTCACTCTTGAGCCTATCCTGTCAACAGCGGTGTGGGGTGCTGGCTGGTACAACGCGGCATCAACGTCGCATTATGGTGACGGGCCGCTGCGTTACGAAGGAAGCATCGACATCGAACTTCAAGGCACAAATGAACTGTGGAATTTCATCAGGGACTGGGGTATCGAGTACCGGGCTTTCCCGATGAGTGCCGATATTAGTCCTGATGGTCGCCGCGTCTACAGTTTTTATACGGATGGCGACTACAGTATCGGAAGCCACAATACCAATTCTTTCACGAACAATGGCATGTATTGCACCTCCCTCGGGTTTGCGACGAGTGAGGGTTCGTTCGTGACGGTCTCTTGTGGCGCTCTTGGGTTGCACCGCGTGATGACATTGCTCACGGGTGCAGGCGGTCACGGTGGTCCGTACATCGAGAACCGTCTTGGCGTGACGTTGCCCAGCGAACTCTGCACGACGTTTCCGCTGAATCCGTCCTCGGCCAACATTTCGCCGATTCCGTTTTGGCGCACGAACGCGAATTTGTTGGACCTCGGTGTCACGACGTATCCGAACTACCCGACCTACACGCCGTTTGTCAGCGGGTCTGTTTTCCAATCTGACCTGGAAACGGTGGAGTGGTCAGTGGACATCACCAACAATCAGGTTCTCCTCTACACCTGCGATGGTGACCGCGAAGCAACGGCAGTGCTGATGGGTGCTATGGACGCCTCGGGTTCCGTTACGCTGTTCTCGCCCTCTGGTGTCTTTGACCCGATTCTGGGACCGACAGGCACAGAAGGCACAGAGGAAAACCCGTATCTCTATGCACAGCGTACAATTTTCCGCGTAGAGATTGAGCGTGACCCGGCTTCTGCCAATCCGGTCTATATCGAGTTGCCTGCGGTTCTGGTGACGGCGGACGATTACGGATTGCGCGGGCAGAATGATGTGACCAATCGCGGGTTCACCATTCAGGGTCTCGGTGGTCGTACTGATTGTTCCAGCGTCATCTACCCGCCAGCCATCATGTCGAACGCCACCTAATCCAGGAGGCTGCGCATGGCTCTGGGGTACGAAGGCATAGGTCTTCTTAACGGCACCCCCTTTCTCTGCACGGGAATGGGGGTGCCTCAACAAAGGAACAGGCTTGATTCAGCCAGTGCGTTCAGAGGGAGCACAGACCCCACGCTGCCCGTCACTGAGGCTATCATGCCGCCTCACACGTATGATTGGCCGACCAACGACGGCAGTATGTCTTGGGACACCAGTCTGGATTTCTTCAGGGTTATCAAGGATTGGATTGTAAACAGAAAGACTCCGGCTGAGGTGGCTTTTTATCCATGCCGGGGCTCGTACCAGAGGTTTGCCGAGTGTTACTGGACCTCGATTACGCTTGAGGCAGCAGAAGGCGGCTTCCTTTCAGGGTCTGCCAATTTTGTTGCCATAAACCGTGACAGCGACGAGCAAGGGAACGACTACATAGAGAACCGGGGAGGAATACTGCTAGACGGCGTGCTTTCAGACTATACGGCTTGTCTTCTGCAGGAACAACTTAGGGCGCTGAACCCGGCAGGAGAAAATCTTGACCCGATTCCGTTCTGGAAAGGTAAAATCGAAAGCGCAAGCCTAATTGAAGCCGGCGCAGAGCCTTTGTCCTGGACGCTCACTTTTAACCAGGAAGTTGCGAAGAATTTTGCATGCGAAGGGATTTCACTCGAAGCGGTAGAACCGACCATTGTAGGCATAGGTCCCATGACGGTCGAGATTGCAATAGAGTTGTACGTCTCGGTCAGCCCCTATGAACTTCCCTACGATGTGTCTGCCCTATCAGTGGTTATTGGGGACGACGAAGACGGTTTCGACTTTGAGGATTTGGAACTGCAAAGCCATGATCAACCACTGAAGACGGGGAGTGACACGATAACGATATCCGCGACATATAGCCCCTACACCATGGCTTTGACGTCTGCAACATTGTAATACGCCGGCTGTTGTGCTGGACAATATGAAATGAAATATGACATTAAAGATAGGCACAAAACGAATCCCAAATTGTATCTCGCTGGCTATGGCGAGGGGATTGGTTTTGTGCCTTTTTTCGTGATGACGGGAATATGAGATGGCAAAGAAAGTGATACCGGGAGACCCTGAAAAGGCAAAACCCGCTGCCCAGGGTCCACAAGCGCCGCAGCAGTCGCAACCAGGTCCGGATAGTACTCTCTACATGCCAGGGGAGTACGAGATTACGAATGACGAGGATTTCAAGATTGACGTGTATCTGAAGCGGCAAGAAAAACGCTGGACCATAGTAGGCTCAGAGAAAGAAGCGGAGAAGGTTCACTGGGCTCTCTTTCGGATGTGGTCGTATGAGGAAGAAGTGGAACTACGCAAGCAGGCTACCAACTTCGACCCCATCAAACGACTGCATTTGGTGGATAACGATTTGCTGAACCGCCTGAAATTGAAGCGACTCCTCAAGGCGTGGTCGTTTGAGAAAGACAATCCCCGCATGGAATTGCACCACGTGAACGGCATCCTGGTAGATGAGGTTTTCGCTCGGGTGATGAAGTTGCATCCGAATATTCTGCGGTACATTGTGGAGCAGATGAATGGGATTCTTGAATACAACGGTTGACGAGGAACAACTTCGCAAGGAGTACCAACTCCTCTGTCACCAGGATACCGTTCGGGTTCAGGTCAAAGCGCGTCGTCACGGGAAGTCATGGCTCCCGGATGCAGACGGTGACCACAGCATATGGGCTAAACTCCGGCGCATGGATGTGGGTGACTTCTGGATGATTGAGCGCTTCACTACACGCACCGAAGAGATAGACGGCAAGCCCATCGTGGATTACGACGGCGAAGAAATGAAACGCCAGATACTTCGCTTCCAGTTGCTTGATTGGAATATGGGGGTGCCTTTGACCTTCGACGACTCAGGGCGACTCACTGAAGAATGCTGGAAAGTCGTCATGCAGCAGCCGGCACCCCTCGTGGATGCCTTGGTGACGGAATACCAATCTACCTATATTGTCACTATGAGTGAGGAACAGAAAATTGACCGGCAGTGTGCGGTGCTGTTCAGTCCCAAAACGCGCGGGGTTGATGATGCCTGCGAAGCCGTGACGCTGTTTTGTGTTCTTGGCAACATGTGGGAAAAATTTGGCATCAACAGATTTCAGATTAAGAAGCTGCCTTACCGGGAATACGTGATGCTCAGAATGGTGCTGCAGAGAGAGATTGATCACCGGAAGGCTCAAACTGGTGCTAAGAGACGTCGTGATGCCGTCAGAATCGCTGGGCCAGGCGGAAGAACGCGCCCGAGCCGTGGCATAACAATCGAGAACCCGTAATATGGCTATCGTCAAACAACTGGGATTTGCCGGGGTTGGGTTCGTTGACATGCAGCAAGTGCTCATTACGTCTGGCAGCATGAGCAAAGAACACAACGTCCCCTATGTTCAACCCCTCGACATTCCAAATATCGAGGGAAGCGCCGGAGGACCATCGCGAACGAGAGTGCAATACGCCGACGGAACAATCACGCTCACAGGCAGTATAGGCTTCGACATCAATGCTCCGGGAATGGCTCTGTTTACTGTAAGTCGGCTGCTCAGGCGTGGTTATAACTTTCCGATTCGCATGTTTGATGGCGAGACTGGTTATTATCTCAGGGAGTGTTTCATAACGAGTCTGTCTTTGTCTGGTTCCGTTGGTGGTCTTGTGACTGCCAGTTTGAATTTTGTGAGCAGGCACGATTGGCAGCCACAACCTGACGCGGCAACGGGATTGTTCAATCGTCCAGAGTCTCCGATTGGCTACTGGGCTGCGGGAAATGCGAATGTGCGTGATTGGACATTCAACTACACCCAGTCGGCGGAGCCAGTCTATTTGAATCAGATGGTGGTCACTGATGTAGTTTCTTTCCCGGCTGAGGATGATCGTTGGCCACGTTACATCAGGGTGGGAGTTGTTGAATACGGTCTCGATGTGACGACCTACGACGGCGTTCTGGCGCATGACACCATCAAGATATTCACGTCGGCTTTTACCTTGACTGGGACGACGGGGTCAGAGGGTTACAACTTTGGAGGACCGACAGACCTGGGGACGTTTACTCACACGTGGAAAGCAGGAGCACCGGCGAACAGTGGCTCGGATGCCATTGTGATTTCTTCCGGCGCGTTTTAGCGGAATACCCATTGACCGACGTGAGATTTGTCGTGATGGGGACCTATGCTGCGAAAAGAGCAGCGTAAGGAGAGGATGAGATGACGGACACAAAACAAGGAGAGGCTGTAAAAGTGGCAAAGAAAGCCAGGAACGGCAACAGCGAGGCGCAGGATGCACAAGAGGCTGCTGTGCCCGAAGAGGCTGCTAGCGTGCCTGAAAATGGCTCAAACGAGGCAGTCCAGGACGATTCTGCGGAGAAGCAGACCGCGACGGGAATTAAGACGCAAGCCGGCGATAAGGATGTTGTGGAGAAGACAGACGGCGAAAAAGCGACAGAAAAGCAGGAAATTACCCAAGAGGAGGTTTTCCCGTCGCTTTTCATCGAGGAGAGCGAGCGACTTCGTATCAATGCTCAGATCCTCTTTGACCCTGAAACCAAAAGACCTCAACTCATCGTCGCGGTGGCTGAGGGACAAGAGCCCACAGGCAAGTTGCAATATCTGAAGAGGTTTATGGTATGGGCTGAGTTTACCCATCCCACATACGATGACATGCTGACTTACCGCGAGCAGGCGATGACATGGGATGCACGGACCCGGCAGTTCCTTTCTGACCCAGTTAAGTTGCGCCTTTTCTACCTGCGCTATCACTTGAAAGACTGGTCGGTGGTGGATGCAAAAGGACAGACGGTGAAACTGGAATTTGACGGGGGTTCGTTGACTGACGAATGCATGAGCCGAGTTGGTGGAATCACCCCGTCGCTCATGGATGTGCTGCTGACAGAATTCGAACGTCAGGCACTTCTGACTTAAGGGGATAATCAATGCCTCGGAATATCGACCTCAAAACGGATGCTGCCAATCCGCTAGAAGACTATGACAAGGCTCTCCAACAGTTTGCGAGCCAGACGGACGCTACGCTGTCAGACGCGGCGACTTTGATTGACAAGATGGCTGCGCGCGTGAGTTCTGCGAAAAAGCAGATGACAGATTTAGCGGCAAACATCCAAAAGGTCGAGAAACAGAAAGCACAAGCGGCTCCTGACAGTGCTGAGTTTGAGGAAGCGGCACGTGAACTCGGCAAACTGAAAACCGAATACGCTGGATTGGCTGATGAAGTGGAGAAAGCCAACAGCACGATTGACAAGATTGGCAAAACCTTCAATCAAACCGCTTCTGATTTGAAGAGCGTATCTGAGGCATTGGGTGGCGTTTCAACAAAACTGAAGCCGGAAGATTGGGATCGCTACGGCAAGGCTGTCGGGACGTCGACTGTTGAATTCGCCAGGATGCGCGGAGAGTTTCAGAAAGCCCAGCGAACCATCGAGGAAAACACCAAGGAACTCCGTAAATACCAGTCGCAGATGGCAGCCGGCACGAAATTGACAGTAGACCAACAAAGCGAAGTAGCGCGTTTGACTGCTGAAAATGAAAGAATGCGCGATGTCATTGGGGTTGTTGAAAGTGTTGTTGACAGTTACGAAAACGTCGTTGAGGAAATTGAAGAGGTTGCTGCTGCTTCAACTAGCCTTACTGATGTCATGCGCGATTTGGGGAATGTGATTAGTCCGGAACAGTGGGATGCGGCGGCAGCAGCGGCAGGGAAGCATTCTGACAAGGTTCGGGAGCAGGCAGCCAAGTACGAAACACTGACAGATCAAATGCGTGAAGAGGCTCGTGAATTGGCTGATCTTGAACTCTCGATACGTTTAGCAGGGGATGAATCAGGAGAGGCGGCGAAAAAAGCCCAGGAACTTAGGGAGAGCCTAGCGGGGTTGGCTGACGAGCGTGCTGAGATTGGGAGCCTGGCTGAAGCGATAGTTAGATTCGAAGATGAAGTTGAAGAGGGCGAGAAGAGTCTCAACCTGTTCCAGAAAAAGATGCAAGAAGGAGTCGAGGAAGCCAAGCGTTTTGCGGGGGGTCTCGGGGGAAGTGCGACGGGGGCTCTGGCGCTCGGTGTTGCGCTTGTTTACGCTGCTGGCAAGGTTAAGGAACTGTCCGATAGATTTGTCGGGATGCAAAAGGAATTTGCGAGGTACCAGATTCAAACCAACATTGCGGCTCGGCAACTTCCTGTCAGTGATGCTTCGATTGCGAGCCTGGAATCTCTTCGGAGGGAACTCAGGCTCACCACTTCGGAGGCGGCAGAGTTTCAGAAGGTATTGGTTAGCGGCTCTGTTTCTGGCGTGGCAAGCGTGGAGCAACTTGCTGGGGCTGCTCGAAAGTTGGAAGCGGCTTTTGGTGAGGACCCGACAAAGCGACTGGAAACGTATATCGATCTCCTGAAAGAGATTCCTAGCCTTGAGACCGATCTCAGGATTACTGCCTCTTTAGATGATCAAGCGGAAGCATGGTTTGCACTGGCGCAACAAGGAAAGGTACAGCAGGCTATTGAGATTCAGATGGCTGGACTGCTTGGGGCGGACCAGGAAAAGGCGGCTATTCAAGGATCTGAGGCTCAGGTTGAAACGCTTCATGCTATCAACCGCACGAATCAGGTGATGGAGGACGTCCAGCGTGTTTTGGTCGAAGCGCTGCCTGCTCAACTTGCGACTCTTGGCGGAATTTCGACTGCCGCATTTGCAACCGCAGGTGGACTAGGAATCCTGACGAAAACAGCCTTTACTCAGACACTACTTCTCAGGAGAATCAACAGGAAGGTAGGGGGCACCGATCTATCACGCGGGATACTTGGAAGGATTACTGACAAGATTCGCGAACGCATCGGAGGACGCACGACAGGCGTAACAGGGGGGATAGTAAGAGCAGGAAAGACGGTGGCGCAGCAGGGATTGGGGGGTGCTGTCAGGACGGTTGGCACCAAGGTTCTGGCTACCTCACTTGGTGTTGCCGGGGCTGCGGCGGCTACGTTTGCGACGGTTTTCGCGGGGACGGCTGTTGTTTTGTCCAAGTACGGCGATGAGATTAGCGACGCCGCGAAGGAGAGTGGCAGGTTCCTCAAAGAAACGAATTTCGGAAAGATGCTTGATGTTTTTCTTTCTCCCGCCGGTGCCACCATTGGTGCTTTTACGGGCAGCGCGACAAAGGCATCAGACGCGATAGAATGGTTTGGCGAGAAAACAAAAGTGGCAGGAGAGCAATGGGATACGTGGTTCTCCGGAGCAAAGGATTGGGTTTCTGCCACAAGCGACTTTCTCTTTGTTAGTGAGAAAGAAAGAAAGGCTCGACAAGACGCCGCGCGAGAAGCAGAACAAAGGGCAGATCTTGAACGAAGCGCACGGCAAGAACTAGAGCGTGTCCAATCTTCTGCAAAAGCACTCCAATCTTCTCTTGGTGCGATTAAAGCGGCTAATGATTCTCAGATTACAGCCCTTGCGAAGTTGCGTCAGGAAGTAAGCGCGCTGGAACTCGAACAACTTGCAAATCTCGGCGGATCAGCCGCTGAGTTCAAGAGGGCACTAAGCGACGGCGTGGCTGCGAGTACCAGAGAGTTTGATCGTCTTGGTGGCTCTTTTGCGAAGATTCGTCGCGACATTCTCAACAATGCTGATATGAATGCCACAGACAGGCGCAACGCTCTCACAATGCTTCACAAAGCTGAAATAGAAGCAACTCAGAAGTTCACACAGGCAATCCTCAAAAGCGTCGGTCAATACCAAGGCATTCCTGACGTTGTTAAGAATACCCTTGAGTCCGGCATAGAGAAAAGACTCCTCGATTTGGAACTTTCCATCGGCACAGAGGTTCTTGGCGATCCTCTTAAGCGCCTTTCGCGAATCATAACAAAGCAGTCGGAATCTCTTGCGATTTCCACTGAGCAAGCAATAGAGGACTTCCGCAGACTTCCTGAAGCAAGCAAGAAACTTGAGGACATGATGAAGCGCTCGGGTAGGGAAGTCGGCACAGAGTTGGAAAAACTCAAAGGAAGTGTCGTCGATGCGCAGGACGTCAAACTCCTTGAGAGGCTTGAGGGGACCGTCGAAATTGACGCGCGCGGCCTTCATCTCAAATCTGGCAAGATTGGGGAGATTTCTGATGTCACAAAAGAGGCAGCGGAGCGCATCTCTGATTTGAATAAACAGTACGAGATTGTTTCTGCCGTCAGCATGGCTAATCTCGCCGAACTCAGGGTCTTGGATGACAGCGCCAAACTGACAGACGAGAAATTCAGCGCCGCTAGCGAGAGCCTTTTTGATGCAAATCTTTCTTTGGGGAAGGTCAGTAAAGAGAGTTCAAAACACAAGGCGCTGGCAGATGAGGTCAAAAAATACGAAGACGAATACGCCAAACAAGCCAAGGAATCTGCTGACATAGCTAACAAGATTGCCCCGCTTCGCGCCAGGATCGTTGAAGCCGTGGAAAGAGCGATGGGGGAAGGCGTTGCTGAGGGCAAGACAACCGAAGAACTCTTGAGAATAGCAAAGGGAATCGTAAAGGATAACATTGCCGAAGGCGTTGTCCTCAAAAACAGGCTCCGCACGCTGGAAACTATTGAGACATCTTCGAAAAAAGCAATAGAAATCGACAAGAAGCGCGTTGATATTACTCGTGCTCATGACAAAATCACGCAAGAACTTGTTAGTCAGGCGGAAGCGTATCTCTCAACTCTGAATTCTTCGCTTGAACTCCTCGAAAAAGATCCAACGGTTCAACGCCTGCAGCGCGAGGCAGAAATCGCCCAAAAGAGATCTGAACTCGCAAATCTTGTAGGAAATAGCGAAGAGAAATTTATAGAGTCGATGGAGGCGCAGAGAAAAGCCTTGAATCGACAACTTGAGGTAGTAGAGGAGACCAGGGCGAACCTGGAAATGATTTCCAAGGGAGGCACGGGACTCAACGCGGCACTTGAGCAGGCGACGACTAGCTTCGATGTTGTCGGGGAAAACCTGAAGGATGTATTCGGTGGTGATGTTGGGAAGATCCTCGGTTCTCAATCTGCCAAACTACAATCTGCCGCGAGTGGTAGTGTCTCTGCCATGCGCGTGGCTTTTGGCGAGTTGACAAAGGCTATAAAGGAAGGCAAACCAGAAGGAGAGATTCGTGCCCTCGGTGAGAAGTTTGCTACGGCGCGAGACAGATTAGACAAGGCGCTCACGAAAGCCCAGAAACTCATAGGGAAAGACGCAACAATTGATGTTTCCGGTATTGTCGGGCCACTTGACATCGTCTCTAGTGTTGTTATTGCCACGAGCGGAAAACTGGAGGTGGCATTTGAGGAGGTTGCCAAGAAAGAGGCAGATCTCCTGTTGCAATCAGCCAAACTTACCGATGGCTATAGTGAGCAGTTACGAGCGATAGATATTTCCTACTTACAACAAGCCACGAAGGCACAGAAAGAATACGCAAGCACGCTATTTGATGCGGCTGCTGTGTCTTTGAACACAGGAGACGCTGCTCTCGCGGAAGCAAAAGCACGCGAAGCTACCCTGAAGGGACAAGCGGACGCATTGGCGAGAATAGATGCTCTGGAAAAGGGCGCTCTGGAAGACAGGGAAACGCAACTAAAGGCGGCGAAAACAGAAGTAGGACGGGCCAAGATTCGCGCACAATTTGCGAAAGTGTTAAACGAACAACAAGCGGCTCGACAAAAGGTGGAGTTAGATGCGCAAACCGAGTTAGCCCAGGCTTCTGAACGTCGTTTCGAAGCAGAACGAAAGATAATCGACTTTGAACGCGAAAGGCTTGACATTCAGCGTGATCTTCTTGAGGCGACCGGCGCAAGCATTGGGATGATCTTAGACGTACAGGGTAAGAGTCTTGCTCTTGCTCAACGCGAGGCAAATATCGCCAAAGAAGCATACGAAAACTACATGAAAAACACACCCAAAGAGGCTCAGCAGGCGGCGCATGCTGAACGCCTGAAACTTAACTATGCGAAGGCGGCTGCTGAGGTGACAAAGCAGGCGATGGGACTTCAGCGCGATGCTTACGATAAACTGTTAGAGAAAACCTTCGGAGCCATTCGAGCGCAGAGAGGAGCCCGGCGCGGATTGCTGTCGCGTGCTGCCGTTATGGGGCGAGGTCAAGCAATTGGTCCTGGTGGTCTCGTGGTTCCTGAGGGTGCTGTGACAATTGCGGGAATGCAGGCGCGGAGGCTTGCCACAGCAGGTCGCGTCCCAGAGGGAAGCAAAGCCGCCGAGATGAATCTTAGCGCGGCAAAAATCCTTCAGAATGCGCAACAGGGATTTGGCGGTTATGTGGACCAATTCGGCCGGATAGTAGGCTCCTTAGACGCGACCCCAATGCGTCACGAAGCCGACAAGGCTATGGGAAATCTATATTCGTTGGCAAAAGGTGAGGGGATCCGCACAACCGTGGCTCCAACGCGCGGAGGAGATGCCCGTGCAGAAGCAAAAGCGATAAATAGATCTGCGAAAGCAAACGAGCAATCAGCAAGCGTGAGCGAACGGGTTGCTGAAGTTGTCCAAAGGAATGAGGCAGCGTTGACGGTCGCTCCTTCTGGAGGCGCTGCTCCTCTTACAGCCGCCCCAGGCATTGGGGTTGGAGCCGGTGTGATTCCTCCCCCTGAAGCAATTTCAGCGGGAGCAGGTCCAACTCTTGCTGCTGCCGGTGGAACAGCGACACCCGAGACTGCCGGAAGAGCGGGAGGTGTGGCGGGCGGCAGCATCAGCGTCGAAGTGACGTTTGGTTTGGATGGCGACGGTAATATCACTCCGAGCGTAAGGCGCATAGTCAAGAACATCATGCCAGAGGTCGTTCGTAGCCCGGAATTCCTACGTTCGGCGAGTGCGGCTGGTGTCCCGGTTAGGAATATGACGACATGACTGTTCAGACAATTCTGCTGCCCCAAATCGTGCAGTCCAACAATCCCCGTATCAAACTCGGGAATGATGTTCCGGTTCCAAGTGATCCGACAGTTACGCGATATACGTTCACGCGCGTTGATTTTGACTTGAGCACGATAAGGGTTTACGGGACGGATGTCAACGTCCAAGACACCGACCCGGAAGTGCCTGAAGATTTTGACCCTGCCGGAGACGATGCTAATCTCTTGATGCAGTATATGTACTTTTGGAATCTGAAACACGTTAGACAATATTACTGGGAAGGTGATCAGGTTCCCGTTTTCGTGAATCCAGCTACGTGGAACAACGCACTCGAAAATGCTGCGTCTGGTTTCATTTCTGGTGTGGGTTCCATGATGCCGAAGATTATTATCCCAAGCCAGGCACTTCTGGCTAATGGGGTTCTTGAGAGTGACGCAACACAATTTGCCAGGATTAGCGATGTGACGAACAATCCGTCTGACGAAGACTACTACGAAAACATTTTTGGAAAAGATGGTTTCAATTGGAAGGCTGAGGCTGTTCAAGGAGCCGTACCTTCCACACTTGAAAAACGGAAGAAATTTGACCGGTCAGGAAGCGGCGTTGCTTTCACGAGCAGACACAAATCAGATGATAGTGATGAGCCCACGATAGTAGTGTTGACGCTTCCAGAGCCCACCGATCCCCCAGACGCAGCGGACAAGTGGACCCCTGCTAAATTAGTCGGGCAAGGTGCGTTTTGTCTCTTTTTCAACATCACCCCGTGTGTAGGCGGCACAGGAAGTCCTAGCAACGCGAAAAGCAAATGGATCATCGAGTTTATCTTTGGTGAAGTTTACGTGAGGATGGATGACAACGGCAAAGCTATTGTCAAGATTGGCGAAGAGGTAACCGAGGTGCAACTTCTTGCCGCTGACGCCAAAGAAGTTCCACCTCAATTCGGAGCCGTGAAAGGGGATCTCAAGTACATCCTCTTGTTTTACCCTGTGTGGAATGGTCTTGTCGTCCAAAACGGGGTCCAGGACGTTCGCACCAATGTCAACGTTTCCAGTCGCTTCTGCGTGAAAACGAAAACCCTCAACATCAACAATTCAGACTATCACTTCCAAGGACAAGGAGGTGCCCAGGGTGTCTTCGACCCTGACAATCCAGCAGACATTTTCATCAGCGTCAACAAAGAAGGGGCAACGTCGAACGAAGCGGTGGTGGATTTCGGCGAAGAAATTTACTTTAACATGATCGGTTGCCGGTTTCAAGTCGCTTACGTTCCCGCATTCTTCAGTGCCGCTGCTGTGCTTGACTCGTTTTTCATCTCGCCGAAGGACGTTGATCCCGATGAAGCGCCTCCAAGCGGTGTTGTTTATACTCATACTGCCTATGCCATCTGGACGGACAATCGGACGAGCTATGAAGTGCGCGAGAGGCTTTACAACTTCAAGGATGTCGGTCTGGAGGGTTTTGAGGACGCCGAATGGAAGTTTGACCGGATAGGGATCAAATCCAGCGACGAACTTCCAGGTCGCCGAGCCGCTGAGTGTTTCGGCTACCTCTTACGCTCAAAAGAAAGGCGCGGTGTTTCGACGATTACGGATAATGGAGAATTTCCGTTAGATACGGCAACCACGGCGACCTACTCTGCTAACGTCAAGAGGTTACAGGATTGGATAAAGGCAGTCAATATCACCACGAGTCTCGATGGCATAAACGGGCAATTAACCATTGACAAGTACGGTTACATTGGTCAGACAAGTGATTTTGAACAGGCTATTGGCGGTATCACGGTTGACGTTGACAAGTCTCCGAGTCCTTACACCCCGGAAACCCAGAGGTTGTTTACTGGTCTTGGCATGGGATTTGGGGACACTGCGTCTTCTGACGGTGCTGATGCTACTGTTCCGTTGGTGGGGCTCACAAAGAAGATGGAAGACATCGTCCTCATCAATGTGCCCTTCTTCGATGGCTACAAACTAGAGGACGTGGTTGATTTCCTGTGCCGGTACGCGGGTATCAACTATAGTCTTGCTCATGCCGATGGGGATTCGCGGCTAGACTCCAGTACGGACATCTCCGCGCCGCTGGTTGATTTCAAAACGGGAACAACTGTCCTGGATGCCCTAAACCAGGTTATGGAGTTGAGTCACCACAATTTTGTCATGTCTCCTGATGGCGTTTTGCTCTTTTACGAGTTAGAGGAAGACGGTTTGCCGCCGGCGAGTGATTTGGGACCTGACCGTAGGGAAGATTATCCAAACGTAAAAATCATGAGCATAGACCGAACGCCGGACTTCGAGGACTTGCGCAATGAGATTGTGGTCATTGGATTGCAGGAGATAAAGACCGAGGAGAGGCAGCCCACGTTCAAAGTGAGCGAGGCTGGTGGCGCGAGCAATTCTGTTCTTCTGCCGCTTATCCTCACGCAGAACCAGCACGACGAAATTACGCCAAGGGTTCCATGGTCAAAGCCGATGGTCTACGGTGTCCCTGGTTTTGTGACAGAGGAAAAGTTGGAAGACATCATGGACAACGTCAGCCGACTCACCAAAGTCTACGAGTTGACTGGTAGTGTGAGCATTCCGGGTGATCCGCGTATTGTTCCCTACGATAGGTTTGGGGAATACATCATCTACTCGGTGACGCATTCGATAGATTTGCAAGCGAAGACCTGGACGACAAGTTTCGAACTCGCATCGGGCAAATTGGTATAATCGAGGGTGCAAAATGTTTTTTCGCAACCGTAGTTCGGCAAATCGCTGGTTCATAAATCGGTCCATTGCAAAAAGCGCAGCCATGACGCCGATGAGCAAAATCATTAACGCAACCAGCGCCGGCAAGAGCAGCGCAAAGAAGAAACGAAAACGCAAAGGCACGTTCTGCTGCGGACAGTCTACCTGCGGCGGTGACGAATGCGCGGGGACATGAGGAGAACAAAATGGCGAAGCCGTACAAGAAAACTCCTGTTTTTGGCATTCCCTACATGCAAGATGGCACTTTCATGAGCGCCGCCCAGGAACAACGGCGAGCCAATATCATCGAAAACCAACTTCTTGCCGGCACCAAAGGGATCAAATGTTGCGTCTTTCAGGATGGGAACTACCGCGTCATTGATAACTACAACGGGAGTCGCACCGTTCTTTTATCGAGGACTGGTCAAAATGTCTCCTTGGAGGGCGTTTTGAATGGCGGCTATTGTTACACTCCTGAGCCAATCATGTGGGAGAATCTGAGTTCCGGGAGGAAATACTATCTCTATGTCGCGGCTACTTCTCATCTTTACGAGGATGAAAGCGCGTTTACTCCTGTTGCCAAGACCCTCCCTTATGCCCATTCAATCCCGACTTATCTCTTGCTTGCTACCCTTGACCTAACCGGGAAGTCGCCAATTCTTGATGCGCAACCACCCGGAAAATTCTATGCTAATGACCTTGCAAAACACACCGGCGACGCTCAGGACCCTCACGGCGAGCATCTTCAACAAACCAAGGCGACGATTTTGGACTCCTTGTGGGGGCGACTTGACCGTTCCAATGGCGAGCATGAAGACGTGCTGCTTTTCAACAAGGGCGGCAATGGGCTCTTGAACCGTGCTATCGAGAGAAACGTGCTTGTTGTGGATGAACTGACCGGTGGCAGTACAGGGGTTACAGTCAAGGACGGACGAGTCAAAGGTGTCCATGGGGTTGTGGTGCATGAGAAAGTATGGGAAGGGCAAGGACCCACTTTCCTGGTTGGACAGGTTGCGGTGCGCGTCATGGAAGACATGACGATTTGCATTTATAACGACGGTGAGGCAGGTGTTCCGATTAGCATAACCGTTTTCTACGAATCTGTTTGAGGAAGCGCCATGGTCGTCCATATATCCCGTCAACCCGAAACGATTGTCTACCGGGACGTTGACACCTTTTGTTTCACCCCTGACCGCCTGACAGAGGACGTTAGCGAGATGAACGTCTATGACTGGGACGGCGGCAACCTAATGGGGGAGATGAATGCCACCGACGCTCCGAGCACCAATGAGCGCGTTCTGATGTGTGGTCGTTCACTGGCGGATGGTGAGTTTGCAAACGGATTACGGTGTGCAACCTACAAAGAATCCGCCACTGCTCTGAAGCCATTGCGAGAGGTTATCAGTCCGACTCTGACCTATGATTCTGATACGAATACTCTCATGCTGTGGTTCTGGACCAACTTTGAGGTCGAGCCATCAGGAACCCCACCGGAATATGACGATACCGAAGGGACGCTTTACTGGATTGACGAATCGGATTTTGACGCAACGAAAAAAGCGTGGCGAGCATTGTGTTGCTGCAGCGGGGCGATAAACAGATATCACGTCAGCGGCGGAAGCGTGCAGGATGCTGTCGACGGTTACGACTATCTGCCAATTTTTACCAAGCCGGAAATTAAGGCAGTGCGGTTATCTCCTGTTGAAGGCTTTTCCGATGGTGTGCCGATAATTGACTTTGCCGGCACAGGAGGAGCAACCGCCTCGGAACCTGTTGACCCCAAAGACCTTACCTATGCGGGCGAGCACCTTTCGCCAGCCAGAAACGTCACGTGGAACAGGGTGGACGATGCTGCGGACTATGATGGTGTGATTGTGACGGTACAGACAGGGGCTTCTTTCCATGGGTCCTACCTGTATGCGTACTATCAGGATTTCACTTATGACTCAGCAGGTGGTCTTTACAGTATTTCGGCAGAGCGGCGTGTGGAAATTGATGCTCCGGGCACTTGGGAAACCTGCACATGACCGTTTCCTTCGGCAATTACGAGACGAACAACCCATTCTATCAGATGACCGGAAAGGGCACGTGGTTTGTCGGGGAGAGTGGTGGTTTCGCAAAAACGCTGATAGGACACATTCCAAGTGGTTATGACGTTTTTGACAGCGCGTGGAGTACCAGCGACAGCAGCCGCATTTCAATTGATGAGGACACTGGTGATTTTACCGTAACCGCCTCTGCCTCCGAAGTAGTCAGGGTTACGATTACCTACCTGGAACAGCGCCGAAAGGAAGTAGCCGGAGGAGGCTACGACTATCTGAATGTTTCAGGGACGGCTACGCTTTTCACCTACGACGATGTGACGGTTACGCCTCGTGTTGCTTATCTCACTTCCTTCTCGCGCGTGATGTTTGCCGGTGAAGAACAGGATATCACGCCGGTCGATGTTGGGCTGACAACTCAGTATCTCCTGCGGTGGCCGTGGATGGGCTCAGAGGGGGCGTCTCCCAGTACAGCCTCTGCACTATCGCTGCCGGCTCCAAATACCCTGCGAGCGCTTGAAGGGGCGACCGTAAACCATTATTTTGATTCGCGGTTGAGAGGATTGGGCGTTACTCTCAGGTCATATGGTCCCGGGAATCAGGCAACAGAGATTGACCTTGTCGTGCTCGAAGAGGCATGGGTGGAACCGATGGTCTTGGTTACAGGGCGCGACGGTTACGAAGTCGGTGACACTTCTGTTTTCACAGCCAGGACGTTCCGGGGCTCTGACAGTGGTTACGCCTGGACATCATCAAATCCCAGCGTCGGAGAGATTGACGAGGGCGGGGAATTTACAGCGCTGGCTTCCGGGACAACGACGATTACGGCTACGGGCAACGATACTGGTGAATCAGAAGTCATGGTGGTGCGCGTGTTTGCCCCAGGCACTCCCTATGTTTATTTTGTCTATGAAAATCCTCCGGTATTGAAATCCAAATACATATATGAGAACGGTGGTTCTTTGCAAATCGTCACCGTAAATGCGACAGATAGCGGTTACACCCTCGCTTCTGACAATAGCAATGTGATGTATTTGGTGAAATCAATAACGTGGTTTTTCAATGTTCGCTATATCGGCACCGCGACTCTTTCTGCGGAGGGGCTCGATAGTGGGCTTTACCACGAGATAACGGTTACCTCGGCGTGGTCAGAACATTACACATACGGCTTGGTAAAGATTACTGGTCCCACACACATTGTAAACGGAACAACGGCGACCTTTACGGCAGAGACTATTGGCGGCACAGACACGAGTTACACCTGGAGCGTCAACAGGTCCGAGAATTTCGAAATAGTCAGCGCCACAGGAAACCAGGCTGAGATAAGGTGTATCAAATGTCACCTCGCAACCGACATCACGGGCGACGGTTCCATTTCCAGTTCCTATTCTCTTCCCAGGGTTGAAATCAGTGTCGTCGGGAATGATACGGGCTACACAAACAAGGGCACCTGGCGGGACATATCGCGGCAATCCTACGATGGTGGATATCCTGCTGAGACTTATTCCCGCATGGCTCCTGATTCCTACGTTCAGATAGAAGGACCATATCAGGTAGTGTCCTCTGCCATTCGCGACGGCATTCCATTGACACTCAGCACTGTCGGCGCTTCTGATACGGATTACACTGTCGGACCTCAGAACGTTGGGAATACTGCTTACATCAACGAAACTGGTGTCCTACAGGCGTTTGGAAATCAATCTTGTGCTGTTGGATGCTTTGAGGTCATCATAGAGCCTCATTATCCTCTGACCAAAACCTGCCTGTGCGACACGACCGGTATCTACAGTAATTCGATTTACTACGGATTGGGGATTGTCAGGGCGGGAGGGAGTTCGGTGTTGAATACCTATGCTCCCGTTATAAGGCGATACGATTGGGTCAAAATCAAGGGCGTCAATCGTCTTATGCAGGGAGAGGGCGCAAAATTCACAGCGGAGACGGTTAGCCCCGATTTGACCGACACGGAATACGAGTGGTCGGTTGAATGGTCGTATGCCAGTTATTGGTTGCAGGAGCCCTCTAATTCTGATGACACGTTTACCATAGAGCCCGTGCCTGGGGAGCCTGCATCGGTCATCATTCGCTCAAATCTGATTACCTGGCAGACTACTCCTTCTCCATATGGACCGTACAGGGGTTACTTTGCGGTTCGAGCGGTAGGACTCAACAGCGGTGTTGATGGCTATTTCGAATTGGGCTCCTACCGCGACTTGTATGTGGTCATAGATATTTCAGGCGCAAACGCTGTCAAAGTGGGCGCAAATATCACGTTATTGGCATCCACGACTCTGGTTTCGGACCCTTCCTACGAGTGGTCAGCAACTGGCGCGGGGAGCATTTCGCCGACGGGGGTTTTAACCGGCAACACGCCTGGTACGGCTGAGGTGGAAGTGGTGGGCGATGATACCTACTCCCAGTCAAGCACGTCCATCCGGGTTTACGCAGACGGTGACGAGTTGATTGTTGTTTCTGGGCGGCGCGTAATGGAGGTAGGAGATGGCAGCGCCTTTACTGCGACAAAAATAGGCACAGCCGAATCTATCTCCTGGTCATCTTCCAATGAGTCGGTCGCTACCGTGTCTGCCGGCGGGGGAGTTAGCGCGGTTGCAGCGGGGAGTACCAACATCGTGGCAACAGGTGATGATTCGGGCATCACCAGCACCATCGCACTAAATGTCTACGAGCAAGAGACTTACGGAGTTGTTCGGTTGCGCGGTTTTTGGAATGGCGTGTTGCACATAGATTCTGAAACGGCTATTGCGGAGACTGTTAACGCCATCGACCATTCGTATAACTGGAGCCTGGACGGTGGAGCCGACGTTGCGGATATTGATCCTTCGACTGGTGTCATAACCACGCACGTATTGACGGCGTACCCTTATTTTTCTGGTGGCACTATCCGACTGCGTTATCAAGGGGCTGACAGTGGCATTTGGAGTGGGAGCACGGCGGACAGGTGGGAACTGCAGGATACTGACTTCTGGGTGTATCCTGATGAGATTATGCTTACCGCCTGCAACGCACTGCACGTGGGGGAAACCAAAAGCATTGTTCCGAGATGGGTGAGTGGTCGTCCGGATACGTTTACTTGGCATACGAGTTATGGCACCAGGCTTTCGTTCAGTGGGAACACAATGACGGGATTAACTGTCGGAATTGAGTTCGTGTGGGCTGCCTCTGACAGTTATCCAGACAGAGCGGTCAGTTTGGGGCTCGCGGTGAACATTTTGGAGGACGTTGGCGCGGCGATACAACCCTCGAACAGCACAGGAACTTACTATCTCCGGTTGAGTTCAGCATGGGAATCCGGGGACGTTTTGGTTGGCACTTGCATTACCTGGTCTGCCGAGAGTTGTTACGATGACTTGAAATTCTCCTGGTCTGCCTCTCCGTCAACTGTCGCGAGTTTCTGTCATGACACCAATATCATGCAGATTCGTAAGCCTGGCACTGTGACTGCGACGGCGACAGGAAAACAGTCGGGTCAGTCGGGATCCTTTACTTTTTACGTTCTCACTCACGATGCGCCGTTGCCACCTGACCCGAATGACATCTATGGTACGTGTTCACAATCTTGGATATGTGGGCAAACGGCAATGCATCTTGACCTTCCTGGCGTTGAAATGCCCGGGGAATACGAGGCAAAGAGACTAACCGTGGGAACGGATTGTGCCACTGTGCCCTTTGACTGGGATTATGAGGTAGCATCAACCAGCATCAACTATCCGGTGGACATTATCAAGCAGGATGCAATGGGTAACGATGCTAATATTCATGGTCGTAGTGAGGTTTTGTGGGCGCGGTGGAGTGGACCTTACATCCATCGACAAACGCTGATGAAGTCGTACATGTCGCCGAATCACTTGGTGGCGGCTTGTATGACCCCACGGAAGATGAATACGTTGTACATGCGGCTAGTTGACGCGACAAGGTGTCTTCGGTGTCGAGATTTGACACTGCCCTCTATCAGCGTTATCGGAGAAACGGACAGCGCCGGCACAGTCAAGGCTAAGTTGGAAGAGTGGTACGACTTGTTTAATACGATGGCTGATGGTGGCTGTTACGACATCTCAGGGGTCGGTTTTTCGTGGTCTTGTACGGGGGACGAGATTCCCTGGGAGCCGTTTCAGACCTTGAACGAAGCACTGGGAGCAATGGAAAAAGAAGGCTGCCCGGATTACTGTCTGGCATATACTCCACAATTGCAAATGTCAGTCAGCGGCATTACCCTACGTCCTAACATAGGCTACGTTCCCCCTTTTCCTCCTTTTATACCAGATGCTTATTGGGTGGGGTGGTTTACGAATCCGGGCTGTGTTCAGTCCGACCCAGTGACGGCTTCGGCAGCGTTGTCTCGCACTTGGGCGATGGACTATTACAATCCGTGTTGGTGGCAAACAAACGAACCCTACGGCTACAAATGGGGGAGTAAGAATCTGACGACGGGAGAGTGTAATCTCGTACCAGGAAACTTGCTTCTCTGGTATCGCATTGGCTCTCCGGTCAGCGAGGTGGGAATAGGTTGGGATGTGGGGCTTTGTGATTTGGCATCTCTATACTATAACGATGAGACAAGTTCGCTGGGTCCGTATGATTGTTGCGACTATGACTTTCGCGCTCATCCGGTTACCATAGAACCGAACATGGCTGATGATCCTCCGGGCGATTGGGGCGCGACATTCAACGGTTATATGTGGGTATGTGCTGGTCCTGATTACATGTATCGCTACGGGACGGGAGGCACCATCATCGTTTCGGAGGCATGATGGAAGATTTTACGACTACTGCCCACTGTAAATGTCGCTCTTTGTGTTATGCTTGCAGAAACACGGCGGAATTTCGCATTGGGTTAGAGGGACGATTTGGCTCATGGGATTGTCCTCTGGGATTGCCTTTGGGAGCCAGCAAAGAGCAAATTCTTCAAGCGCGCCTGGAAAATGGCGAGTCAATAGCCAAGAAACGAAGGAAGCCCGCAAAAGTATTCAGGGAGGGTCGCGCGCTTTCAGTGAAGATTATTCCCTGTGCGCACGGGTCAGAATATGTGACGAGCGAGGAAAAGTGTTGCCACGGAAGAACACGACAGGTTACGGTTTGCCAGTGCTCCAAAAAAAAGAAACAGGTGAAAGTAGATGACTGCAACTACTGCGATGCTTATGAGGCGTCCACTTGAAGAACGAGGAAAAACACATCGAATCTTGCCTTCTAGCAAGTCGGCATCAGGTTAGGGAGGTGAGTTGTTGCACCGGTAAAATCAGGAAGGTGGTTTTCTGTGTTTGCGAGAAAAAGCGCCGCGAGGTTCGGCAGGATGATTGTCGGTGGTGCGAGTTCTACATGGCAAAGGAGCAGAAACAATGACGCTAGATATGAACACGCCGGGGCTTGACGGTCGCTATCAAGACTGGCCGCTTCCTCCAGAGCCAGAGGATACGAGATATGGTGTTCCTGAAACGTTAGAGTGCGAATTGAATTGGTCAGAGACCCTTATTTGCACGATTGACAGAACAAAGGAGAAAAGTGACATGGTATTGCAAAGCCTATCTCTTTTCGCCGGGAATGACAAGACCTATGTCTGCTACGTCAAAGATAGGTGCCTCTCGGCGATTGATTTGACCGGTGCGATAGGGGTGCTGACGGCTAAGATGAGCAAAGATGATTCCGTCGCTGTTTTCCAGAAACGAACTGATGTGGCGGGAGAGGGAGAAATCGGCGCAGCAAACAAAGGCGAGATGTATTTCTACCTGGTTCCCGCTGACACCTCTACCCTGGAGACCGGAAGGCAGTACGTCTTCGACATCAAGGTTCAGGTCGGTTCGGGAAAGGTCTATACGGTAGCCGAGGGAACCATTTTGCTCAAACAACCGGTGAATCTCTGATTTTTCCTCAAGAAAAATCTTCCTGCGCGTACAATATGGGCTGCGAATTGCCATAGCGGGGAATTGAATATGTCCATGCTTCTTGCGCGAGCGGGAATGCTGTGTGCTCTTGATTGCTACGAACACCGCGCGCAACTGAAGCGGGCGGGGGCGGCATTTGACAGAAAAACCCGAATGTGGGTTATGCCGCTTACAATCGCCAACTTCGAAACGATGTTGGCGGCGGTTCCCAATCCCATCATTGAAGCCTCTCTCGAACAGGCTTTCAAAGAGCAGCAACAAAAAGAGGAGCGTCTGCGGGAAATTACGGAACTCTCCAAACGTGATGCTCCTATTCAACTTCGAGTGCGCGGTATCACGAAGGTTCTGTATAACTATCAAAAACTTGGTGTTAAGTACTTTCTGGCTAACGGGGAGTGTTGCTTAATTGCGGACGAGATGGGACTCGGAAAGACTGTCATCGGGCTCGCTTGTGGTTGCTATTTGCGCTATGAAAGGGGGCAAAAGTCCTGTCTGATTGTCGTGCCGGCTGCAGTTAAATGGAATTGGCCGCTGGAAATTGAAAAATTCACTAACGAGCCATATGTGGTCATTGATGGCTCTCCAGAAGAGCGCGTCAAGCAGTGGCGTGGGGTTTACACTTGTCGCCGCAAGCAGAACGGCAAGTATCGCTACACTGAGAAAGAGGGAGCGCCTTATTTCTACGTGGTGAATTACGAACTCTTGACGCAGGATTTGTTTGGCGGAAAAAAAATCACCGTAAAAGACGACGACAGCATCGAAGTAGCCACCCGCAAAGTCAAGCAGATAAACAAGGCAAAGCATCGGGAAGCCGTTCTATCACCGATTCGCGAGCGTGCTTGGGGTTGCATCATTTTGGACGAAGCGCATTACATAAAGACGTTCAACAGCGCGCGCACGAAGCATGTAAGGGAATTGAAAGGGCTATTTCGTATAGCCCTTACTGGGACACCCCTTGATGGTAGACTCGAAGAACTGCACAGTGTGATGGCTTTTGTGAAGCCTGGATTGTTTGCTGCCCGGTTGCGCTTTCTGCAGCGCCACGCGGAATTTGACTACTGGGGGCGTGTGAAGAAGTATAAACACATCGACGAGGTACGCAAGCGAATTGAACCGTTTTTCATTCGTCGCCTGAAAAAAGACGTGCTAGCCGAGTTGCCCGACAAGACTTACGTGAATAAGTTCGTCACCTTGAGCCCTCGGGAAATGAAGGCATACAAAGCCATTGCGAAGCGTGAACATCCTTGTAGCGAAGACAGCGAGGCAATGGTGAGGGTCATCCGATGCAAGCAGTTTTGCGACCATCCTGAGTTGGTGGAGGAGGATATGCCGTCTTCCAAGATGGCGGTTTTTTTGGCACTGGTCGAGGAACTGATTCTTTATGGTGGTCAGAAAGCCATTGTTTTCAGCCAGTACAAACAGATGCTGAATATCATCGACCGTGAATTGAGGCATCTTGGATTGACTTTTTTACGGGTCGATGGAGATACCCCGTCGCGAGAGCGGGCGGCTATGCAGGAGACGTTCAACACAAATCCGAAGTACGACGCTATCATTGGGACAGAGGCGTTGTCCACTGGTTTGAATCTGACGGGAGCCACATACGTTGTCAACTACGATGATAATTGGGCTCCTGCTATTATGCGTCAGAGAGAAGACCGCGCCCATCGAACAGGTCAGAAAAACGCCGTTACTGTTGTCAACTTCATTGTCAGGGACACGATTGAAGAGCGCATCAGAAAGGTCTTATACGGCAAAGAATTGGTGTCGACGGAAGTGCTTGGTGACGACACAGATGAAGCGGTCCTGAGAAGATTGAGTCCTATGGAAATTCAGAAATTGTTGTAGAGAGGGTTGCTTGGTGTTTGAAACTGCCGAAATTGAGCGCCATCTCTTGAAGGTTCTCACCACCAACAAACTCGTCGCGCGCCAACTTATGATGCGCATCAAGATGGTCTGGTTTACCGGGCTGCGTAAAGCCATTTTTTCAATGTGCTATGACCTCTTCAAACAGACCCCTACTGTCATCAGCAATGAGTTGTTTGCGGCTGAGTTGGCGAAAAATTACCCTGATGCCACCGACAGCGAAGAAAGGGACCGATATCTAACGGAGTGGACCCTGATTCAGCAATCGGTCGTCTCCGAGGCTCCTGATGCGCTCATCGTCAAACTGCAAGAGCGCCAGCAGATGGACTCGGTGACGGATATTTGCACCAAAACTCTGGAATACTTGGAGAAGGGAGACATCTCTGGCGCTACGGGTGTGCTGAAAAGTGAATCGGTGCGACTTGACTCTGGCGTGGGTCTTGAGAAGCCGATGGTTGAAATGACTGACATCACGGTACTTGACGGACTCATTCAAGAGCGAAAGGCACACCCGGAACTTTACGGAGGGATTTCTACTGGGTTTAAGCGGTTTGACAGAAAGACAGGTGGTCTTTTTAAGGCGGAAATGACGCTCATTGCTGCAGTCACAGGCGTCGGAAAATCGACCTTTTTGAAACAACTCACCAAAAACATCGTGCTTGGTGACATGGAGGAGACAGACCCCACCAAGCGTATTCGACCGGGCAGAAATGTCTTGCACGTCACTAATGAGGAACATCGCGACCAGGTACATCTCAAATATGCGTCTCTCTTCACGGGGATAGATTATTTCGAATTCAAGAATGCCACGATTGAAGAGGGTGACTTGATTGCGTGGCGTAACGAAATGGAGAGACTGCGCGGCGATGGATATGGGCGAATTTTCATCAAAGAGATACCGCAATTTGCCACTGTGGGAGAGATATATCAGCAATTTATGGAAATTGAGCAGGCTGGTTTTCGCGTTGATGTGATTGTCCTTGACTATCTTGACCATCTTGCGCCAATGAAAAAAACATGGAGTGAAAACGACGAGCAAGCGAAGGTTGCGTGGGATTGTAAGGGTCTTTGCATTGATTTGAATGTGCCCCTGGTAACCGCAACACAGGCTGCTACTGTCGTCGAGGAGCGTCAGGAGAAAGGTCGTCATTTCGGAAAACTGAACGTGTACGGTTCCAAAAGACGGGTACATGCCGCTAACGGATTCATTGGCATTCTTCATAACGGGAATGATGTAGCACAAGTCGAATCCGGAGAAAGGGAGACGGTTGAAGATTGTGACCGGTTTTGGACGGCAGAGGTTTTGAAATCGCGTGACGGAGCCACGTTTTCATTCGAACTGCGGCACCGTGTAAAAACAGGCGCGGTGGAGGACGAGTGGTGGAGTAGGGGCGCTAACCTGCCAAACACCGTCAAGGCAGAAGCTGGGGAAGTTTTGGAGGAACACACCGAGGCTACCAAACGAGCCGCGACCCTCCACGAAGAAGTTGACCCGGTAGTGGAAGAGGGAAGACCGGCAAAAAAGGCTGCTAAAAGCCCAGGGACGGCTCCTGACGCATTGGAATCGGGCGAGGGTAGACAGGGAACCCCCTTGGCACAGGATGTCTCCCAGAAGCCGTCAAACGCTCCCCAGAGAAATACCACGTCGCCAAGGGGAGGATTCTTGGCTAGGCTTAAGGCGCAGAGGGCAGCGCAGAAATGATTCCAGAGTATGTGTCGCGTGCTTTTCCTTGCTTTGTCGGCAAAGAATTGCAGGTTGTCTACGCTGTGGCCGAGCACATGCTGGAAGGCTATTGTCACGTTTCTTTGGCTGCACTGGCAGATTACGCCGGTCTCTCCAAGAAAACTGCTATGGGGTTGGTTCATCGCCTGGAGCAGTTGCGCGTTCTGAGCATACATCGACAGCCGGGCAGGTCTCTTTGTATCTCATTTGGCGATGAAAAAACCGTTGCCGTAGCCTGCGAAAAACACCTTGCGCACCTACAAAAAAACCGACAAAAACAAACCGCTCTTGCGAGGGCGGTGTTGTTGAACAACCATGGTAGTTCAACAACCATGGTTGTTCAACAACCACGGTCTAGATCTATAGAAACAGATATAGATCTAAAGAAAGAAACAGAAACACGAAAGGGAATAGGTAAAAAAGGAGGAGGAGGAAGGGCGCTCCGCGCCGGTCCTCTCTCCTCCTCCTCTTGTTCTAAAAAGCGACTTGCACCCATACAAGCGGTGTTCGAAGTCTATGCTCAATATCCATGGGCTGTGCAAAAAACCTGGAAGTCGTCGTTTGCTGCGAAACCAGGGATGTATGAACGTTGCAAGCGATTGTGTGATAGCAAGCAAGTGCATAGATATCTCGGGTGGGTACATGTGAAGTTAGATGCGGTACAGGGAAAAATTGGCAAAGACTACAAGCGTTATTTCGCTACAGTGATGTCGGAGACGTGGTTTTCTGAATTTTTCTGTGACGAAAAGTAAAAAATAGTGACTTCATCGTATAATGTGTTGTCTGTTGGTAGACCGAATGAGGAGAAAACCATGTCAAGTGCGCTAGACGCAGTGCGAAAAGCAAGGGCAAATGGTGCTGTTTCCGACAAAGAGAAAACGCCGGTTACTGTGAATGAGCATGTCTTGATTAAGCACGTGGAGGTGGGAGACACTTTTGCCGGCGTCTATTACGTGCATGCGGCGTTCGAGAAGGTAGCCCGGAATAACAACATCTACTCTGACTTTACACTGCGGGATAAATCAGGTGAAGCCTTTGTACGCCATTGGGGAGATGCCAAGGGGCTCAAGCATGGCGACTGGGTGGCTATCCTGGCAACTGTGGGAGAGTACCAGGGAAAGCCGCAGATAGTAGCCCAGCAACTCGAACCATCCGAGCCACCGGATGCAACGGAGATGGCAAACTACGTTGTCGTGGGACCGAATCAGCAGTCGGATATCGCGAAATTCGATCAGTACATCGAGAGGGTTGGTGAGGCGTGTGGTTTGGCAAAAGACGCGACTTGTGCTCGTCTTCTTGGGGCGGTTTTTACTGATGCTTTTCGCGATGACTTTTTCAATGCTCCGAACAGTGATCGAATTCACGATGGAACGGTTGGCGGGCTCTTATCGCACACTGTCAAGGTCGCCTATCTGATGGGTGGATTTGGGTCGCAGTACGATTTTGACGATTTGACCATGGCGATTAGTTTTACAGTGGCTCTCTTGCACCGGATAGGAGCCACAAAAGCGTATGCCATGGATGGATGTCAACCGACAGAGAGCGATGTTGGTGTCATGGTGGGGGTTAAAGCCTTGACATTGGCGTTGGTCGAAGAGGGCGTAGGCAAGACGAAGAAGATGGAGCCAATGACCCTGTCTCGAATCCGCCATGCCATCGTCTCACAGGACTGGCAGGACGTGAAGCCTATGACGAAGGAAGCGATGGTTTTGGCTGCAGTGACGCGTACTGATTTGCGGCTGACAGAGGCGTTGGATTTTATTGCTCAAGACACGAGCAGCGACAGGTTTACGGCGTTTCACCCCGAGCGGAAACAACGATATCTCCGGCATTAAATCATTCCTGATTGCGAAAAAACTAGAAAAAGTGACGGCATCTCGGTTTTGAGACCGGTTAGGAATACAAGAATACCGTGATCGTGGTGGGAATCACATGTCCAGACCAGAGCCGGCGAGAGAAACCGACGAGGAGAATGAGCCGTTCCGAGATATCGAGTGGTTGATGCCCAGGGTTGAGGTGCGAGACGTGCTGGACGGACTGGGGGTACGGATAGACAGGGAACGCGGAGACCAGACATGGGGTTGGTGTCCGGATCATCGCCTGTTTGTGGGACGGGAGCCATCGCATCCGAAATGGACTGTGAACCGGAAGACGGGAGAGACTTTCTGCTTTACAGAGGGTCGCGGGTCGAACTTGGTCTTTGTCGCGTCTCGTCTGCGCAAGTGTACCCCAAAAGAGGCAGCGGAATGGATGACTGGAGGTATGGATATGAGCGTTGCCAACATCCGCCGCGCCCAGGTGAAATTGAAGAAACTGGTTCGGGCGGAGCCGGAGAAAAAAGAGCCGCCGTCAGATATCGAACTAGCGCAGCGCTGGATAGAGACGGGGAGAATGTACCGCTCCGGCTATGAGTTTTTCATGCACCCTCCTGGCAAGAAGGCGACACTGATAACGCGCGAGACGGTGGATTTATACAGGTGTGTGCAAATTCGTAGTGGATTCTATGCTGATCGCGTAATTGTTCCTCATTTTCATCGAGGTACGCTAGCCGGGTTTACTGCGATAGACGTTCTCGGCAAAGACACGTGGCTCAAGCGACACCCGACATTGGGAGAAAGAGACTACAAGAAGACGCGGTTCCCAAAGAATTTCCGGAGTGCCGAACATCTCTTTGGGTTTGACGATTTGCAGAGTGGCTGTGCCGTCGTGTTGACCGAAGGTGCAAGGGAGGTCATGAAACTGCGACAATTGGGATATTTCGGCGTAGCGATAGACGGAGCGAGATTGCATTCCGCGCAAATCAGGCTGCTGGCTGAGGCGAATCCCAGTCGCGTCGGCTTGATGTTCGATGGGGACTCTGCAGGATACGAGGCTCAACGAAAAGCGTATGAGTCGTTGAAAGAATTCTTCCCAACGGTTAAACTCAACACGCCATGGGGTTATGACCCGAAAAGTCTTCCTGAAGAAGATCTCAGAAAAGTTATGGAAAAAGCAGAAATCAATTGCAACCGTAGATGAAGATCGATATAATGCTGCCTCTGACGGGAAGTATGTCTGTGCTGAGTGCCGATAATCGGCGACCTAAAGAGGAGGGGAATATGAGCAGCCACGTCGGCGCGTCGTCTGAAAAAACCCACGTGCAAGAGAGGAGCCGAAAATACCCGGCTACCCCCGAGAGCCTGGCTGTTGCGGTAGGACAGGGATGGGCAGAGCCATGGATGGTGGATCTTTTTTGGGACTCGATTAGGGGGCTCTTTTGTCGGTATATTGGACGACACTGGCATTCTGATACGTCTGCAGAATACCACGATGTGTTGCACGACCTCTGCGCGCACGTGTGGAGCAAATTGCCCTTGTATCATCCCTATCCTCCAAAGATTCAAAAGCAAGGCGAGGAGCCGAAGCGGATCTTATTCTCGACGTGGGTTTGCAACGTTATTTGGAGGAGGCTAGGACATCTGCGGTTCCATCGTCAGCGGCACAAAAGAATGCACCGGTTAGTCAATCCTACTCCTGTTACCTCTGGCGAATGCGACATAAGCACAGCGCGGATGGCGTATGAGAATTTTGACAAGGGCTATACTACGCGTCCGATTCGGGTTTTCAAAAAGAAAAAGAAAAGCAAGGAATGGCCATGTTTCGGAAACTGCGATGACCCCGCGCATCCCGAGTGTGTCAAATGTCGCCTCTCCGAAGCATGCTCAGCGAGATACGACGGTGTTGACGAGGAGAATGAGCATCGCTTTGTATCGTACTATGGCAGAACCCACGATGATGCTGTTCGCTCGCACTTTTACATTGATTTTCGCGAGACCCTTCGGGAACTGATTGACACCTATCCGAAACATAAAGTCGAAATCGTTGCTCTGTTTGGCGATCCCGACGCCGAACGCTATGAGTTGCCCGGTCACTACGAATCGTTTCGCAAACTCTCAGGGGAAACGACTCTCAGACAGGCGCGTGCTGCGATTCGAGAACTCATTGCTGGAAAGCCATGCGAGCGAGAAAGCATCACGCAGCGCTATGGCGATCCTGATGATCCTTGTTTTGCTGTGCCCGAACACTTTGGGAACCTACGCGCGATGGTCAGGGAACTGGGCAAGAAAGTCGGTAGGAAAATTAGTGTTCCTCCGAGCCGGCTGAGGTCTGTGTTTCACAACAAGGCGCTCCCGTTTTTGCAAAAGAAACTAGGTGCAGAATGGTTTTAGGAACAATAGAGAAGGGGGGACGGCATGCCCGAAGTGCAAGGGGACGGCTACAGGCATCTTACCGAGAACATTGCGATGGGGGCTTGCTTTAGGACGTTTGAATCGGATCATGAAGAATGTCGAAAATGCCTTGTAATGAAGAATTGTCGGGAGGCTACACGAAATGCTAGTGAAATGTACGACGGTGTGTATGCGAAAGGACAAGGGGAGTTTCCGGAGCCCTTTGAGATGTTTCTGCGGGCGCTATCCGGAAAATTAACGCGAAAAGACACCGAGAAAGGAAAATCAGCAGACAGCCATCCATTCGAGAGTGATCATGAACCACCTGTTGTCTGCGAGGTGGTAAGATGTCACGCTGATGGTGAGGTCTTCGTGCTAATTGACGGCGAACAGGTGGAAACAAACGGTCCAAGAGGGGACGCCGGCGGACTGGCAGAGATAGGTCCTGATGCAATAGGGAGCCTGGTGGAACTCGTTCTGGAGGAGGTTGAGAGAGCCGCCGTGGTAGTCAATGAGAACGAGTGAATTTCCATATTTCCGTTTTTCATTCCCAGAGTTCAACAAAGCCCAAGAAGCGGCTATCCCATATGTCGCAGCAGACGTAAACTTGGTGGTTTCATTTCCAACCGCGACGGGAAAAACAGCCATCGCCGAGGCAGCCTTTGGGTATCACTTAGGCTGTTCGACGGGTAGGTGCGTCTATCTATCCCCTTATCGCTCTTTGAGTGCCGAGAAATACCGTCGGTGGATAAACCGGAGCGGACTGTGCGAACGTGGAATTGCCTTGAGCACAGGTGACCGTGTTGCCACGCTGGATGAGTTGCAGCGGGCACGGTTGATATTATTGACGACGGAGTCTTTTGACGCTCGCACGCGGAGTTGCGCTCATAAGCGATGGTTGTCCGAAGTCTGTTGCGTGGTAGTTGACGAAGCCCATTTGATTGGTCAGAAAGGGCGCGGGGGAAGTGTCGAAGTCGGCTTGATGCGGTTTACAAAAGCGAACCCGACCGCACGGATTATCACACTGTCAGCAACAATGAGCAATGCAGGGCAAGTTGCGCGATGGGTTAAGAGTTTGAATGGCAAGCGCACAATCAAGGCGTGTGGAGATTGGAGACCGAGCAAGATTATCACGAGGTTTTTCACTACCAACGAATCGGATTGGGATGGCAAACTCAGGGCTGCGATTGAGAGAATCAGTGAAGCGTCTCCCGGAGAAAAGGTTATTGCGTTTGTTCACAGCAAACGCTTTGGCAAGGAACTGGCGCAAGCGGCGAAAGGACACGGCATCTCATGTGCCTTTCACAATGCATCATTGTCCCCAAAAAGGCGCGAGAAGATAGAAAGAGAGTTTGACGACCCAACTTCTGGACTGGACGTATTGATTAGCACGTCCACACTTTCTGCTGGCGTTAATATTGGATAGATACAAAATGCCGGGCTTAGTTGGTATAATGAGATAACCAAGTCCCGGAGGAAATTTGATGGATAAATCTAAGGCTCTGTGTGACCTCGAACGTCAATGCCACAATTGTCGGCGTTGTGCAATTGGTGGAAAACTAATCCAGACGAAGAAAGGCGAGTTTCTCAGTAACGTGTTTAGCAATATGTGTCTGAAAGCCCGAATCATGGTCGTCGGTCAAAATCCCGGTGCTAGAGAAGTGGAGCAAGGGCGTCCTTTTGTTGGTCCCTCTGGAACGTTTTTCGACAAGGCTACGAAGGAGGTGTTGGGACTCGACCGCTCATCGTTCTACATTACCAACACGGTACGTTGTTTTACGCCAGGAAATCGACGACCGACCGATGAAGAGACATCTATGTGCCGAGATTTTCTGCAGAAAGAAGTTGCTGTGATTGACCCAGTTGTCATTGTCACACTGGGTGGTCCTGCGCTCAAGCAGATAACGGGACAGAGAGGCATCACGAAGGTACACGGCGAGAGGCTGTATTCTCCGCAATACGGCAAACCGGTTCTGCCGCTCTATCATACAAGTCCTCTGAACATGAGAAGCCAAGAGAAGCGCGAGGAATTCTACAGGGCTTTGGGTAAGTTGGCGGACCTCCTAGATGGCTGACCGGGTTATCATTGTCGGCTTTCATCGTGGCGGTACGAAAGTCCCCATAACAGAGATGATGCAGATGCAGGGTCGGTGTGCCAGAAAAGCCGGACAGTGTGGCGTTGTGGATATCATCGTGGGCGAAAGTGAGGTTGAAGAGGTCGAGGCGGCGATGAAGGACGCCGAGGAACTGGCAGTAGCCTCGACCTTGGATTGTTCTGATGAGATTGTTTTTCACCTCGTGTCGGAAATAGCCAATCGAAATGTCACCACAATTCAGGACGTCAAATCCTGGCACGAACGGAGTTTTGCAGCGTTCAGCGGCAGCGAGATTGACCTGGATGAGGTGTTGACAATTCTGATTGAGTCGGAAGCCGTGGTGAAGAGGGGAAATTTTCTCTTTCCGACCGAGATAGGGAGGATTGCGTCTGGTTTTTATTTCCATCCTGTTGACGTATTTCGTTGGCGTCAAAACTTCCGCGAGGTGCTCCCGCAGGAAAGTGAAAGCGCTTTTTGCCTCGCTTGGGCTATTGCAACCGTACCGCACCAGAAGGTTTACATAGGTGGCTATTCGCACTACGTTGAGGAATACACCAGTCAAGTGCTGTCAATGGGGCTGGACCCAAAAGGGGCTACTGCTCTTGGCATCGTGTGGTGGTCGTTACTGGGAGGACCGTCTTTAGGAAAATGTGCCGAAACTGTGCGGAATGTAAAAGAGGACGCACCACGAGTTATAGCTGCGCTCCAGGCGATTGGAAAGGCGGATGGGTGGGATAGGTCACTTTTTGAGCGGCTAGCGGTGCGGATGAAGTATAGGATTTCGGAAGAACTTGTCAAATTATGTAGTCTCGATGGTATAACCAAGGCAATGGCGCAGGAATTGTATAGCCTTGGAATTCAGAATCCGGAGGACATTTTGACAGAGTGGGCGGCAATAGAAGCGGCGGGAACGGACGAACTGATCATTGCTTTGCAGGAAAAAGGCTATGGGGAGTGATTTTTTTCCTAAGCGCGCGGTGGAAATGTTCTATTGGGCAGCGAAGGAAAAACGTTTATCCCCCCGCCACGTTAAGAACGTGCTGAAATACAAGCGTGTCGTCGATGTGAGTTGTCTCATTCCTTTCTTGAGGTCTGAGGATGGTTGGACGAGGCGTTGCGCGGCTCAGGCAATCGGGGGAGCAGGTCGTTTTGGGGAAATCATCAAGGTGGCTGCTGACGAAACAGAGAAGGAAACTCTGTTAGCAATGCTGAGGGTGCTGTTTAAGAGTCGAGAGGGGATAGAAGAACTCGTGGCTTTCTTGAACAGCGAAGACCAAATAGTGCGAGAGACAACGATTCAGATGTTTCGCAGGGCAGGACGCGCGGATTGTCTCATGACGCTTTTGTTTGACACTAACGATGAAACGGTGGAGCGAGTCAGAGGCTACATGCGAGAGCAAGATGGCAAAAAAGAGAGTACCGACTGACAACTACCAGCGGTTTCACTATTGGCTGGTTGAGATGTCTGATGTTTACGGGATGTGGGAAGACCCGGACGTGAAGCGGGCTCTCCTGGTGTTGTTTGAAAAAATCCAGGAGCATTTGGGCAAATCTATGGCAAAACAAGACAGTCAAAAAATCGGAGCAAAGGTTTTTGCCATATTCAAACAGAAGTATCTTGAATCGTATGACATCGAATACCAGGCGACGATGGGTGGCGGCGCGCAAATGAAGATAGCCGAAGGAATGGTGGAAAAACTGGAAAAACAAGGTGCGAGCATCGAGGAGTATATGAACTGGCTTTTTGATGATTTCTTTGCTGGCAATGATAAACTTTCGCCGGGCTTGCCATTGGCTCTTAGTAACAACGTGCTTCAGAGTTTCTTTTATCAGAAAAAGACCGAATTAAAGAAACGCCAGATTGAGAAAAAAGCGCAAGATGAAGGCAGGATACTATTGCAGGAGGCGAGGGTTCTGCTGCGTGAAACAAACGATGAAGCCCTCGTCAAAGTGTTGGGTGAGGTTCGAGATGGCAAAGCGGGGAATGCTGATTTGCGGCGCGTGATTGATTCTCTCAAGGGTCGCTAAAAAAAAGCAAAAAATTCTCTCCCATTGGTATAATCGTATCATCATTGGCGATGTTTTTAGAGGTCGATATGAACACCGAGAAAGACAGAGTCATTGGTAACATTGAAGACGCCTGCGACCGAGCGGGAGAGGCAGACATAACGGGAGTTCGGCTTGACGTGCCGGGTCCTGAACTGCTCGATGTGCGAAATGGTTTGTTTGACGAGCACGTAGCCATGCAGCCGGCGGCGATTGCCTATTACGGAGTTCTGAAGAAAACGGCTGCCAGGGAACTCCAGATAGCCCAACGAGAATTTGAGCACTGGAAAAAGAGGAAATATCAAGAGGCAAGAAAGGGCTTAGAGGCACAAACGACCAAAAAAGTGACCATTGGGGACATTGAGGCGTACATGTTTCTCCAAAACGAGGCTCAAATCCGCGAAAAAGAATCTGCAATAGACAAGCTACAGTCTCAGTCGGATACAATGGACACGTGGTATGAAGCATGGCGGCAGAAGTCCTATGCTTTGCGTGAGCACGGTTTGACTTTGTCGGACGAACGACGCTCACAACCATATATCTACGGGAAGACAGACGAGGAGGAAGATACCGGAGTTCGTGGTGAATTTGTTGAGGTGGATGCTCCTGCCAGTAGAATCAGCGGCAGGCAAGCAATGCGCAACATAAGGGAAATGCAGAAAAAGGCTAAAAAACGAACTGGCGCATGTTAGCGTCGTGGGCAAGCACCTAATTGAAAGGAGCAGGGATGCCAAGCAAAACCTTGGAGAAGTTGAGGAGATTGAAAGAGCGCGGTGGCGGGAATTTTGTCAAAACGAAGAATGTCTTCGCGACACTGGAAGATGGTCCGAACATCTTTCGCCTGGTTGGAGATTGTCTGGAGGTTCACCAGCATTATATTGGTCCGGACAAGAAACGAAAAGAACGCGGTCTTTGTGTCAATGAGGCGTTTCAGGGAGAAGAGCGGATGTCCCCAATGATCAATTGTTGGGACTGGGATATCGAAGCGGAAGACGACGCCCCCGGGAAGACCTGTCCGATTTGCGCTGCCTATGCAATTGCCAAAGAAACGCTCAAAGAAGCCAACAAACTTCAAAAGGAGCGAGATGAAGACCCGCTTGACAAGGCGGAGCGGAAGGAACTGGAGTTCATGGTGGATAAGTGTCGCCCAACCGTCCAACTCAAGTGGAATGTCATCGACCGTCGCAGTCCAAACGTTGTGACAGTGGCGGAAGACGGTACAGAGGAGGAGCGACTCGGTTTCAAGGTCGCCAATATCGGAATGGAAGCCAGCAGAGGCATCGAAGCCATTTGTGGGCAACTTGACCGCCTCGTTTGGGACATCGAGGATGGAGTGGATGTCAATATTGTCAAAGGGCACAATGGCGTGCGTGTCTGTTATACTGCGCAGGCTGTCATGGACGGCATCCAGGTCAAATTGACGCCGCTGACCGAGGAAGAGCGAGCCTTGGAGATTCACGACCTGAGAAGATTCGCCGGCGGCATGTTGTCAATAGAATCTGTCCTCGACGCTATGCATGACGACGTGCGGAGTTTTTGCGAAGGGGCTGTCAGTGAGATGGCAGCAAGGGCTGAGAACGCCTCCAGCGAAGAGTCCGGGGCTGGCAGAGAGGCACCAAAGGAAGATGCTCCTGTTGCGCAGAAGAAAGCCGCGCCCCCAAAGAAGGCTGCAATGTCGGAGCCCGCGCCCACACCTGAGCCGGAGCCCACACCTGAGCCGGAGCCCACACCTGAGCCGGAGCCCACACCTGAGCCGGAGCCCACACCTGAGCCGGAACCCACACCTGAGCCGGCTGCCAAGGAAGATGAGCCAAGTTGGGATTGTTACGGTACTTGTGACGATCCTGAGCACCCGGAGTGTGCAGTGTGTGATAGCCGCGATAAGTGTGTTGCTAAATATAAGGCTGAACATGGCGGATGACCACGACAAGCCAGTTGTCAGAACGAGTGATTACTACCTCACTGCTTTCTTGCTGGCTCACGGTTTTGTTTTGCTCGGGTTGGATGGCGAACCTCCACGGTATGATTTCCTGCTGGAGGACTCGGACCCGGTGCGTCGTGCGGAACTGGAAGAGCGTTTTCGCACGGGCAGCGGCGATTCTGTGTCTGCATCCAGGTTAATGAGCGAGCAGAAGCGATTGCAGCGTTTGTTGAAGGCAGCACCACGTAAGCGGTAGACGCTCACGATAGGAGCATGAAAAGACAATGGCAAAAGACAAGCGAACAGAACGCCTGAAGCGGATAAAGGCTATCTGCGACGGTATCAATAAGGGACCGCATGGAGGTGATAACCATGATGCCCTCGTTTTTCTAGGGCAATCCGAGGCAAAAGCGCTGGAGAGGTTTTCAACCGGCGCAAGAAAGTTGGATTCTGCACTGGGGGGTGGGTGGCCTCGCGGACGGATATGTGAGGTATACGGTCCTGAATCGGGGGGAAAGTCTACCATTTGCCTTCACGCCATTGCCGAATTCCAGAAAAAGTACCCCGACGAAGACGTAGCCATCATTGATTCTGAGTTTTCTTTTGACGTGGCATATGCATCTGACATTGGCGTAGACGTGGAGTTGTTGATTGTCCACCAGCCTGAAACTGGCGAACAGGCATTGAACATTCTTGAGCAATTGATTATGTCTGATGTCGGGATGGTTGTGGTTGATTCTGTAGCCGCCTTGACGCCAAAGGCTGAATTAGAGGGCGACATTGGTGATTCTCATGTCGCCAACACCGCGCGCCTCATGTCACAAGGTCTTCGGAAAATCATCCGGGCTGCGTCCATGAAGAATTCGTTCGTACTCTTTACTAATCAGGTTCGCGCGAAGATTGGAGTGATGTTTGGCAAAAAGACCACTGAGCCTGGGGGCAACGCACTGAAGTTCTATGCGTCATGCCGTGTGGAAATTGTGCGTATTGGGTCGGACAAGGAGGGCGACGACAAGGTGGCTAACCGCGTTAAGGCTGTGGTCACCAAAAACAAGACGGCGGCACCTTTCCGGGAGGCTCATTTCGCCATTACTTTTGGTTTGGGTATTGATTCCGTTGTTGACATTCTGGATGCCGCCCTCGAAAGCAACGTCGTTCAGAAGTCTGGCTCTTGGTTCAATCACGGGAAAACGCGGTTGGGACAAGGTCGGGCGAAAACGCTAGAGTTGCTACGTGAAAATCCGGAAATGATAGCCCAAATCGAGGCAGAAGTTGTTGAAAAGGAGAAAACTGCCGCGTTGCCCAAGAAGACAGCCAGAAAAGCCCGAACAGAGTCAGAAGAATCTGCAGAATCAGAGGAATCCGTAGAGTCAGGAGAATCTGCAGAATCAGAGGAGTCCGTAGAGTCAGCGAGTGGCAGCCGAAGCGCGCCGGCATTAGATTCTAGCATTTTTGATGAGGGCGGTGAAGCAGTCGCAGAGGAGGTATGAATTGGCGAAGTTGTTATTGATTGACGGAAACAACCTGGCTTTCCGGGTACATTGGACACACCGAACCCTCACATTGGATGGCATGCCTGTCTCCCTGCTGTACGGTTTTTTCCGGAGCCTCATCTACTTGCGTAAGAAGTTTCCCGGGCATCTTGTGATAGTCGCTTGGGATTCGCGGTCAAAAAGACGAGAGGCTGAGTCCAAGGCGGGAGTCCAAAAGCGTCTTATCCCCACTCACTACAAAGAATCCAGGCATGACCCAGACCGTGAGATTCCGCCCGAGATTGAGGACATGTTCGAGCAAATGGACCCACTTCGCGAGGCTCTGAAACTCATTCGCGTCCTACAAGTGCGGGCAAGTGGCTACGAAGCAGACGATGTGATTTACTCTTTGGCGAAACGGAACGAGGTTGAGGGAGGACACTCTACCGTTATCACGTCGGATCATGATTATTTGCAGATTCTCACAGAGCAGACCAAAGTCTACGACGCAATGAAAGACGAGTTCTGGTCGCCTGATGTGTTCCGGGGGGCGTTTGGATTCGAGCCGGCGCTGTGGGTGGACTGCGGGGCTCTAATGGGAGACAAGTCGGACGAGATACATGGTGTGCCTGGTATCGGCGAGAAGTGGGCTCTTAAACTCATCCAGCAATATGGGAACATAGACGGCGTTTTGGCGGGATTGCGCGCTAAAACAAAGCGTGGCAAGAAGGAACAGGCTGTTTTAGACCACGAAGAGAGGCTGCGGTTGGCCAGGAGCCTAAAGCAGATGGACACTGTAGACGATTTGCCGTCATTGCGTTGTGCTCGCCGCCAGAAAAAGCCTTTCTATGACTGGTTGACGCAGTTCAAATTTGACAGTCTAAAAGAGGACGCCTGGAGGTTGGTTGAATGAGTGGTGACAGGGAATCGCTTGAAATTCTCTTCAGGCGCTTCTATATTGCACGTGAAAAGATGAAGGCTGCCACCGAGGAATCCGTGGCGCAGCACACACAGGAAGCTATGAGTGTGCTTGACGAGATTGATAGCCGGCTGCAATCTATCCAGGAAGAGGCAAGCGAGGAGCGCACAGGTGGAATGTAGGATTGGCATCGTGGGCTCGGCAGGCACCGGCAAAAGTGGGCTGGGTCGAATGATAGCAGCGCGACTGGATGTTCCCTTCCTGGCAGCCAAAGACATCACCCGGCAAATCTTGGAAAACGAGAAATATGACTGGGGTTCCGGCGTCTATGTGGAGCGTTTTCTGGCAAGAAAGGAATGCCAAGACCAGATTTTGCGTGGCACAGTGGCGCAGCAAGAAAAACATGAATCCTTCGTTACTGACCGAACCTCAATTGACTTGGCGGCTTATGCAATCGCGGAGTTGCGAGACGAAACCGAGAAGGTCAATGAGATAGTAGCCGTATGTCGTGGTTACGCCGAGACTTATACTCACCTCTTATTGTGCCCATGGGGGGTTGTGCCGCTGGAGGGGAACGGCATTCGCACAATTGACCCATGGTATCAGTTTACCATCCACAGTCTTATGCTCGGTGTGCTGGATGAGTGGGGCATTCCGCATGGGGTGGTGCGTGGTCGCGGCGAGGAGCGCCTTTCTGAGGCTATGCAGATTTTGGGGCTCTAGCGTCTTCCATCCGTGATATTTTCTTTATATTTTGCCTTTTTTGCGAGTGTTCGGCTTGCAGTGGTGCAGCCGAGTGAGGGGAAATTCTATGAGCGCACAGCCGTTGCGAATGCGTCGGGATTACGGTGGCAACTTAGCGGAAGGTGCTGCCGGCGACGTGAATCCATATTTGAATACGCCACCTACCGAGTTGAAACGTATGATTGAGAAAGAAAGGAACTTCGGAAAAAAGAAGCGCATGCAAGAGGCGCTAATGGCATGGAGGCTAACGGTGCCTGGTCCGTTTTGGGGAGAGCAAAATCGTAGTTATGAATTGCGGGAGTTGGCGGAACGATTGGCTGCTGATTACCCTATTGCTGTTGACGAAATGGACGACATCTGTAGTGTTTGCGCCGAAAAGATGCGCGAACGGCGGATTACCAAAATCAGGGCTTCCGTGCTGTTCCCAGAGTTACGACAGGCTCAGAAGTGGGAAAGCCTGCCAAAAGGTTGGACGCAAGAGTCGGCCGAGAAGTTCTGGAAAACGCTGACTGGTCGTGCCTCCAAACACAAAGTGTCAGCATGTATTCGTAAACTAGAGGGAAAAGTGAGCGATGCCGGTGCCTTCTGTGCTTCCCTGGCAGACAGGATTCTGGGAACCACGAAATGGAGAGGCGAGGATTGAGAGTTCATCCTCCCGAAGTTTCCGCGTATGAGCGGACAAGATGAGAAAGGAATTGAAATGGCGAAGAAAGCCGATGGCAAGAGTGAGGAGAAGAAATTGGACGACAAGCCCCTGCAAGACGCTTCTGCTCCTGGGATTTTCATTCCAGATATTCCGCTGCCCGCTGAGGACGCTGGGGAGAGGGACATCGTCGAGGATGAATGTGATGCTGCTTTCAAGTTGGCTTTCGTGGGTACGGGTCAGGGTGGTGCTCGCATGGCCGAGGCTTTTTACGCCTTGGGTTATCGTCGCGTTTGCGCTGTAAATACCACGGAGAAAGACCTTGTCCACATCAAAATTCCTGACGAGAATAAATTGGTCATGGACATCGGTGAAGACGGTGCCGGTAAAGACCCCCAAAAGGGCGAGGCTGCGGTAAAAGAGTACTATGAGGATGTGTATGACCTCATGCGTCGTTCCTTTGGGCGTGACTTCGAGCGAATCATAGTCTGTGCAGGAGCCGGGGGCGGGACCGGGAGTGGTTCTGTCCAGTCCATCATCAAGATTGCTCATGACATTGCCGAGAGCTTTCGATTGGAGGGTGCTGGGCAGCCTCCGGCAGTGGGGGCGCTCGTGTCAATGCCGATGAAAAGCGAGGGTCAGAAGGTCAATGCCAATGCTCACGACGTACTCAGTGGGCTTTTTGGGTTAGTTGGCAAAGGACAGGTGCCTGGCAAACTGGCTGGTCGCACTCTGTCGCCCTTGATTGTGGTGGATAATGACCGCATTAACGAGATGTACCCCGGGCTTCCAGTGACGCAGTTTTACGGGGTAGCCAATCAGTCCATCAGCGGACTGTTTCATCTTTTCAACAACATTGCCACCAGGGACAGTGAACTGACGACGTTTGACAAGGCCGATTTGGCGGATGTACTGAAGAGCGGCGTTGTGACGTTCGGAGCCACCTACCTGAAGGAATGGATGAAGCCGACGGATATCAGTTACGCGGTCAGGGACAACCTCAAACGGAACATTTTGGTGGCTGATATCGACCTACGCGTGGCAGAAGCGGCAGCCTGTGTGGTGGTAGGACATGAGTCGGTCCTGGATGTGGTGCCACAGGAGAATCTGGAGCACGGTTTTGAAATGTTGTCGCGTATCATGCAGGAAAACAGCGTGGTACATCGGGGCATTTACAAGGGACCAGTAGCCGACCGCCAGGGGAAACCAACCATGGTTGTTTACACGATTTTGGGCGAGTTAGGAATCCCGCAAGAACGGATGGACGAAATCGCTCGTATCGGCAAAAAAGGTCAACAGCCTGGAAGATAGGGACGCGCTAGGATGGAACGAATCGCCAGAGAACTTCTTGCCATTGGTCGCCTAATCATGCGTAGCCAACAAGTGCGAACAGCGACAAGCGTGGTGCAGGAAGTATCGCCTCTTAAGGTGGCTCCTCTCCAATCTGATTTCGCGGCAATCAAACAATTTCGTTTTGGCGACATGGTTAAGCCGATGATGGTCGAGGGAGATGACACATACGGCATGGTGACCAAGGTTAACTGTGTCGAGAACAAGGTGTACGTCTACTGGCACACGGGAATCATCAAACAGCACGACCCTGAAGAGGTCGCATTGTATCCGTTCATGGACGAGACAGTACGAAAGCGGTTCGAGGAGGTGGCGACGTGTGCCATGCGCGAGAACGGTACAGAGACACCCGTGGGACCAGGAGACGTTGGCGAAGTTGGAGCCACCGAGGTTTAGAGGAGTAGAGATATGGCCACAAACGAGCGCGTCGAGTGGAAACTAGACGACAAAACCTACTATCTGCAGGATGCCCCGTCGCAGGAGGAGAGGACGGATTTTACCCCTGGCAAGGCTGGCAACGCGCTAGGAGGTGGCATTACACCCGCGTCGGCTCGCAAGTTTCGGATGAATTCACCAGAGAATTGGCCGGTGGATTTTCCCGTCAAGGTGGGGGTGCCGGCTGCTGATGACGCCGGTCTTATGCACGGGCTTCTACACACGCGCGTTACCTTGACGCATCGGCAAACGGTGTGCGACCAGGTCCTGAGTTCCTCAATACCTGTCAGTGGCAATGAGCCCGATGCCTATGAAAATCTCGCTGGTCGCGAACGGAGTACTGGTGAGGAAAATATCTGGCGATGATTGACGAAAGCGCAATCGCTCAGAGAATTGCAGCAAAACGGATTGGGAAAAAGCGCCCGGACGATATGTTCAAAGCGCTTTTTTTCGACATCCGGGAGGAGGCTAAGCGCTTCATTGACCGCGAGGCACAGAATGCCATTAGGAAGATGGACGCGGCGCTGAAATCCGACCTTGCAGGAAGAGGGCTGCAGGGAAATCTCGAAATGAAATTGGGTAAATTCAAAGGTCATCCCTACGTCGCCAGCGCGAACCTCGTAGTCAAACCTAAACAAGCCTACGAGGGCGATGGTGACCCCAGAGCGCTTGCCCTGCTGAGCCACCTGCAAGAGAAATACAGTCCCAAATTCAAACTAAAGAACGTGAGAGACGGCATTGCCACGTTCAATGTTCGTTGAAAAAATCGCTTTTTCCTGAATCAATTTTTCGGCTTCGTTGGTATAATGACTCTCGAAGCCACTTGATTCAGGAGATGAAGCGTGCCAACAAAAATAGCCGTATTCACCGACATGCACTTGACGGGGAAACGTCCTGTCCATCGCACGGATGATTTCTGCGGCGCTCTAATCCGAAAATTACAAGAGGTTTATGACATCGCCAACAGACGCGACGTAGATTGTGTCGTGTTTCTGGGTGATTTTTTTAACAATCACCGCATTTTCAGTTACGAAATCATAAACGAAGCCATGGACGTGATTTGTGCTTCCAAGGTTAAGACATACGCCATCACCGGACAACATGATTTGGTGGGCTACAACCCAACCAGTTTCAAGACTTCTACCCTATCCTTCGTGGAGCGTCACTGTAGCCAATTTCAGACGCTTCACGAGCCGCTTGAGATGGGGGACGTGGTCTTGTATCCCTGTCACGTATACGACGATTTCAAGACTTCTGTGTCATCCAAGGCGGTCTCAAAGAGGAAAAAATCCGTGTTGTGCGCTCACCATCTGATCACGGTGGATGAGAAACCGTATCAGACAAATATGCTCAAGGATTTTCTTCCGTGTGCGTTCAGTGCCATCATTTTCGGTGATTTGCATATCGGTATGCCGCCGACGGAGGAGCAAGGCACTTTGGTTTGGGGACCAGGCGCGCTGGCGAGGTTGGCTATAAACGAACGCCAGCGCCCTGTTAGGTGCGGTATTTTGACTGCTGAAGCCGGCAAACCAGTGGAAGTCGAGGAAATTCTGCTGGAATCGGCGGTCTCTGGGGAAGACGTGTTTGGTGAGATGTTGATTGAGCAGATTCGCGAACGTCCAGAGATGCTTGATGTCAGTGGGTTCGTTGAGAGCATCAGAGAACTGGAAGCGAGTTCTGCGGATGTATTCGAAATGCTGGAGAGAGCAGCCATCAAGGAGGGAATTAGAAAGGAAGTTGTAGACTACATTTTGTCAAAACGAGAACAAGGAGGAGATTGAAGTTCGCAACAAAGAGGGAACTTAATTACCGGCAGCAGAAACACTTTGCCACATTTAGGAGTAACAAGAATGAGCAAGGAAGGATTGGAAGAATTCGGAGGCAAAGGGGCGAGGAAACGTTCCGGCGTTGAGAAAAAGGCAATGACGGGCGGACCATCGGACGGAAAAGCACCGAAGGCCAAGAAAGCGAAACGCGCCGCACCAACAGACGGCAATGCGGAGCAGCAAAGTCCCGCCCCGAAACGCAGGGGCAGGAAGCCGAAAGCGGAGAATGCTCCCAAACCGACCGCACGAGAACGGTTTATTGCTACCGCTCTGAAAAAGGTTGGATTGAGCGAACTGCCTCCGCTGAAGCAGTTGGTGCGTGGATTGAATGGCACCCCCACGAAAATCCGGGACATTGCTGTTTTCATCGGAGGGGAGCCGCCATCAATCGGCAGCAAAGCAGAGCGCGAAGCCGTTGGTGAGCTATTCCATGAATTACCGACGCGCAACGTGGTCAACCTGTCTGCCGGCGTGATTCCAAAAGGCGTGAAAAACGCCGCCGTGGCTATTCTCGAAGCCGGTCGCGCTTGGATGGATATCTACGTGGCAAATCTCAGCGATGGTCCGAAGAATCTGCAATGCTGGAGCGGTCGCCATCGTTTGGCATTCTTCGCTTTGGCATACGGTCCTGATGCTGAGGTCCCCGTCAATTTGCAGACCATGAATCTGCAGGAAGCCCGTGATGCCACTGTCTATGCCAACCAGACTCGCTCTGTTCAAACCTTGGAAAAGGCTGAGCATCGTGCAATGCGGGCGGTGGACGGTGCCGAGGTGAAGGGCGAAAACATCGACCATCTTTACGAGCGCATGGCTGGGAGTAAGGCTGGAGCCGTGGATTACTGTATTTTCCTCATTTTTGACACGGCGACGAAAGGGACCAAACTGAAATTCCGGGTAGCAAAGGCGAGGTCCCGGACGACAGCGACGGTCGATGGCATCAAGGGGTATCTCAAGGCTGCCATCGAGTGGAGGAAAGAAATGTCCCGCTCCGAATGCGATAAGGAATTGCGCGGGGCGGTTGCTTTCCTAAACGCATTGATGGATGAGTTGAACGGGTTGGAGGGTTTCGACCCGGCGCAGCATCTTGCGTCAATGCCGCTGGGGGCGGTTGGGAAGATGTACGTGCGGTTTACGACGGCGGACAACAACGAGCCCTCTGACTACGCTCTGGTGACAGCCCAGGCGCTCGTGGAGTTGGGGGACATCGGACGCAAGAAGGCTGGCGAGTTGGAGCCAATGCTTGCGGCGAAAGTCAAGGAGAAAATCCGGCAGGCAGACTAAATGCTAATTGGTCATGACTCAGAGACGGGTCACACGTTTTCCTGGGATAACGGGGAAATCGTGTATCTCGGGAAACAGTATCAGTCGATGAAGCAAGCACCCTGTGATGGGGTGCTTGCTTCGATTATTGCAGCAGCGGCAACCAGCGGGTTCTCGTGTCCCGTGGTGAAAGTGTGTGCCGGTGGGGCATTGACGAATATCTTGAATTGGTGGTCGGCGCTCCCACGAAAAGACCCATTGCGGCATTACGCTTTTATCGACGAGCCTGACCTTGGCGTGTTGGATGAGAATCCATCGGCAGCCATACACGTCATGCGCTACGGGGATGCTGCAATCGCGCTGGGCTATTTGCTTGTCCAGATGTATGCTGCGGAGGTAAAGCCTGGAAGTCGGCGCTGGTGGTTTTTGGAACCTGATAGGGAACACGCCGAAGGACGGGTGCTAGAGTACGAGGAATTGGACGGAGACGCGGCTGGAAAGATGGCTCGGTTTTGTGGGGATGGATACGCCGTTTTGAACGAACGCTATTCGACGGTCTGGGATTCGTGTTTCCATGGACGCGTGTTGGTTGGTAAGAAACCGCCTGACGTGGATGGGGTACATCTGGTGCCGTTGGTGGCGGCACAAACGTATTTTCCGGGGCTTTCCTTGGCAACGCGATATGCGGCGTGTTGCTGTCCTATAGAGGTCCCTAACACGAAGGCGTTTTCTGGTAACGCGGAGGATTTTTCTGAGCGGGTGAAGGTGCGCTTTGTGGGACCGGCGGACGACAACGACATGGGGGATTTTATTCGGTTTTGGAATATTCTAACAAAGGGACGCGTTTCTGTCGCGTCATTGGAAAAAAAGGTCCTTCCCCGGTATAATAGGACCGTCACATTCAAGTATGACCGCGCATATGTCAAGGATTTTGCATGACGCTAGGCGAGTTTTACGACAAGCACAAGGTAAAACGGCGGCTCAAAGGAGAACGCCGCATTCTGATTGTGTGTCCTGAGCAAGGCTATGACGTGTCTCACTTCGTCAGCGCGTTTATGATTGACAAGTCGCAATATGAGGTGACGTGGTTCAAGGGTGACGAGAAAACTGGATACGAAATTCTCATGGGCGAAGTGCAGTACGGAAATTACCGTCTTGTGGTGCAGGTTGATTGCATGTGGAGCAAGAAATTACCGCAGTGGGGAAGCAAGGGAGAGAGCAAAAACATCGCGGAAAAAGTTTTAGAAGCGAGGGGACAAACCTTCGTCAATCTGCACCACCACGATGAATTTTCGATTCGTGACGGGCTTGGTAAGGTAGGGGATCTGGTAAAGTTACTGAAGGCGCAAAATGGGCTCTTTTGCGCGGTTACGAATCATGGTGGAATTGGGGGTTGGATTAAGCAGTACAATGCTTGTCGGAAGGCGCGCATTAAGCCGTTGTTTGGCATCGAAGCCTACGTGAATGACTATCGCGGTGAAGATCCGGATGAACGAAAACAGCATCGCAGCAATTTTCACTTGGTGCTCCTCGCAAAAACAGAGGAAGGCTTCTACAACATCATCCGGATACACAACGACGCGCAACTCAATGGTTTCTACTACCTGCCGCGAGCAAACTACGCGACATTGAAGGAATTCGGCAGCGGCATAGTGGCTCTGTCGGCGTGCTATTCGGGTGAAATTGCAACAGCGCTGGCTAACGAGGACGAAGAGGCAGCACTTGTTGCCTACGAACGATATAAAGAGGCATTTGACGAGTTTTACATCGAACTGACAATGATCGAGTGGCCAGAGCAGATAGAGATGAACCGAAAACTCATTCGGTTCGCTCAGAAGGTCGGCGCTCCGATGGTCGTCACGCTTGATAGTCATTACTTGTATCCGGAGCATTCTGAGACGCATGATATTCTGATGCTCATTCGCTACGGCAGGACGAGTTTGGAGAAGAATGACAGTGTTGATGAGGGTTGGCAGTTCAAGACCAAGAACCTCTGCTATCGAAGCGAGGAAGGAATCAGGGAATTGTGGGAAGAGGGTTTTGATTTCTATTTGGAAGATGGTACTTCTCAACACTATGAATATCAGAACGAAGTCTTTACCAAGGAGATTCTCGAAGAAGCGATTCTGAACACGAGACGGATTGCTGTAGGCTGTGACGACATTGAACTTGATTCTACTTTGAAACTTCCCAGGCTCTACGATGATGCGGCTGTCGAGTTGGAGAGACGTGCTTGGGAGGGCTTGCGAAAACGAGGTCTGAAGGGTATCAAAAAGTACGACGAGAGGTTATCTTTTGAATTGGAGGTAATCACTCGCCTGGGGTACGAGGATTACTTTTTGGTGGTTGAGAAAATCGTTAACGACGCGAGAAAGCAGTACGGCGAGTTTGCGGTAGGATGGGGAAGAGGATCAGCTGGCGGATCTTTGGTGTCGTATTCACTCGGTATTACAGATCTTGACCCGATTCGATACGGGCTACTGTTTGAACGCTTTCTCGATTACGGTCGCACTACAGATTGCCCGGACATCGATCTTGATTTTCGGAAAAGCAAGCGGGATTGGGTGAAGGAACACATCGTCAAGGAATTTGGCGAAGAACATACTTGCTCAATCGGCACATATCAAACCTACAAAACCGCTTCGGTGATTATTGATGTAGCCAGGGCACTTGGGCATGACGTGTGGGACGCCATGAAGGTGACGAAAAAACTCGACGGACAAACGAGGCACGAGTTGGGCGATGAGGAAATGGCTGTTGATCAAATGCCCTTTGAGGATTTGTTCGAGTTTTATCCTGAATTGAAAGAGTACCTGGAGAAGTTCCCGGCGATTTATCAGCACGCCAAGGTCCTGCGAAATCAAGTTAAGAACATGGGGAAACACGCTGGCGGAGTCATCATTTCTGATTTAGTTTTGTCTGACCGAGTGCCAGTATACCGTGACAAGAGCGGACAAATTGTTTCGACATGGACGGAAGGCATGGCAACACATGAACTAAGCACGGTTGGTTTGGTGAAATTTGACATTCTGGGGCTCACTAACCTCGACATCATCCAGGATACGCTAGATAATGTGGCGAAGAACAGGGGTATTCAACTGACAAAAGCCGACGTGGACATTGATCACCGTGACTCAATCCGGCTAAGTTCGCGGCAAGACTTGGTGGGTATCTTTCAGTTTGAGAACCCGGCGACGAAGCCCGTAGCCGATGCAGTGCGTATGGAATCTATTTTTGACATTGGTGCGGTGACATCTCTTATTCGTCCTGGACCGAGAGACATGGGAATGGACAAACAATACGCCGAACGCAAACGGGGTAATGTTGAATATGAAGTTCCCTCATGTCTGCGAGAGGTATTGCAGGAAACGTATGGAATCATTGCATATCAAGAGCAGGCGATGCTTATGGCGCAGCAACTTGCGGGTTTCTCTGCCGTGGAATCTAATCAGTTGCGCAAGGTGCTCATTAAAGAGAAGGATGAGAGAATCCTGGAAGCGATGCAAAAACGTTTTATGGAAGGGGCGAAGGACAGGATTGCCAGAGGAGAAATAACTGAAGATGAGGTGAGACTGTGGTGGGATTTGGCGCTTAGCTTCACGCGCTATGGCTTCTGCAAATCGCATGCTTTTGAATACGCGGCGGTTTCAGGTGCAGAGTTTTTCTTGAAACACCACTATCCGACCGAGTATCTATGCGCGGTTATCAACAATGCTAAAACGGCAGGAGTTAAAGGGGCAACGCCGCCGCATGTCATCTACATTAACTATGCGCGGAGAAGAGGCATTAGCGTGGCGAGACCGTGTATTAACCGGTCAAAGGCGCAATTTGTAATTGACGACGGAAAAATTCGGTTTTCGTTCACACACATCAAACATCTAGGCAAGTCGGCTGCCTTGGTGGAGAGTTGCCAGCCCTATGCCGATTTGGATGATTTCTTCAAGCGCATTAACAGACGCAAGGCGAACAAACGCGTGGTGGCGAGTTTGATTGCCTCGGGTGCCTTTGACGAGTTTGGGACGCGGAACGAGGTGCTCCAGAGATATTATGAGTTGCGGAAAGAAAAAGAGCCACCAGTTCTGATGAGTGAGGAAGAGTGGCAACGCGCGGAGGCTGATGCTATAGGGGTGTGCCTGTCGCGCATGCCGATTCGCTTTGAGTATGCCGAAACAATCAGGGAGAATCGGTGGTGTACCATTGATAAATTGTCGACTCGCGGGAGGACTTACGTTTTTGGCAGGGTTGACGAGGCGAGGCAAACCCTGTCGAAGGCTAAGAACCCGATGATGATTGTGACGCTCTCGGACGACGTGGATTCGGTGGACTTTTATGTGTGGCAGAGCGCGTTCAGGAAGTTCCAGATGCAGGTCAAAAAGGGATACATCATTGCTGTTCCCCTCAAGAAGTTTGATGAAGGGGAAGGTCGGTTCTTCGACAGTGCCAAAGACGTAACCGTGGTCAAGAGATAGGAGCGCGAGATGGAAGTCGGGATAGGTGATTACATCGAGGTTCAGACGCAAACACTAGAAGACACGTTCGGGGTTTGTATTTTCAAAATTGCTGGTCCAGAGGTGCAGGGAAAAGACGGTCCCTTACTCAGGTGTGTATTGGTACAGGGCAGTGGACCATCTGCGGAGCCGGGGCACGTTGTCTACGATAGTTTGGGGGAAATATGCCGAAATATCGCTGATGGCATTACGCGTGTGCTTACGGCGGATGAGGCGGCACAATACGAGGACATGGCATGATTGTGGTGTCTTATGAGCGCGAAATGACTGTGCCTCCGATCACAAGCAATCCTTTTTCGCTCTATTCTTCTGGTTTCGAAATGTTGCTGAGCGGTCGTATGGCTGTTGTGAATACCGGGATTAAGATGGCGCTCCCGAGTGATTTGGCGTTATCTGTGTCCGCTTCAGTGCGCGAGGACATCGTGGTGGTTGCGGCGAGCGTGCGTGATAAAGCGGTGAGGCTTGTGGTGGTTGCGGTAGGCGACGAGGGAATCCACTTCGTGCGTCCCGGTGAAAGATTGGCTGTGGCATCTATCACGGAAGCGCCACTTGCTGCTGTGCGCTGCCTTGAGTTTCGAAATGGAAGGATGATAAAATACGGTGACGCGGCTCCGGTAAGACGGGAAAAAGACGGAAGTTCGGACGAGAAACCTTCGGATTCTTGAAAAATGCCGTTAATAATCTCAACGGAAACGGTATAATGCCAGAGACGGAAACCTGGTGGCACTGACGTTTGAGGAACAGATGAAATACGACGAACACAGCATAACGGTGCTTCCCGGGCTCCAGGGCGTCCGTAAAAGACCGGCTATGTACATCGGGGACACGTCGAGCCTCGGTCTACATCACCTTGTGTGGGAGGTACTTGACAATTCCGTCGATGAGGCAATGGCTGGACACTGTAGCGAAATTCGGCTAGTCTTCTACAACGATGGCAGTGTGGAAGTGGCGGACAATGGTAGGGGAGTTCCAACCAAGGCGCATCCCACCGAGAAAATTCCAACGGTCGATGTTGTTTTCACCATGCTGCACGCCGGGGGCAAATTCGACTCAAATCTTTACAAGACTAGCGGGGGACTGCATGGAGTTGGCGCGGCAGTCGTCAATGCGCTCTCAAAACGCATGCAGGTGACAGTGCAGCGTGGCAAGACGCAGTGGTATCGTGAGTACGTCAACGCCGTGCCAACAAACAAGAGACTGAGGCAATCCAGTGCCAAACGTAAACGGTCTGGCACCTGTGTTCGATTTTGGCCTGATGAATCCATTTTCAAACGTGCGGCATTCGACAAACTGACCGTGCAACGACGACTACGGGAATTGGCTTTTCTAAACGCTGGGGTAAAATTCACGTTGGAATGGGAGTCAGAAGGCACATGTGACGAATACCACTCTAATGACGGCTTGCTCGGCTATGTGCGGTATCTAGCCAAAAAGCGTAAGTTTGTTCATGAGCCGGTCGTATTCAGTGGTGATGTCGAGGGCTGTCAGGTGGACATGGTGTTTGCGTATGACGACCAATACGATTCGCGAATCCACACGTTTGCCAACAACATAGCAACGCATGAAGGGGGTGTACACTATAACGCTGCGCTCGACGCTATCTGCAAGGTCGTCGAAGAGAAGGCAGAGCGCCAAATGAAAAAAATGGGGCTTAAGGTGAACAAGTCGGACGTGATTGAGGGGTTGAGCCTCATTGTGAACGTCCGCGTGCCAGAACCCCAGTTCGGCGGTCAGACTAAGACCAAACTGAACAACGACGAACTGCGCGCTCCCTTGGGTGAGTGGATGCAGGCACAGATGCTCAAGCGTATGCGACGCGACCGAGCGTTGAGCGACATCCTGGTCAGTAAGATCGTAGATGCAGCGAAAGCCAGGGATGCAGCACGAAAAGCCAAGGCGACCCAACGAAAGAAGTCCAGCGTGATTATGGGAGCGCTGGCAGGGAAACTCAAAGACTGCACGAGCAAAGACCCTGAGTTGTGCGAGTTGTACGTGGTTGAAGGTGACTCTGCCGGCGGAACGGCTGTAGGAGCAAGAGACCGTCACTACCAGGCTATCCTGCCGCTGAAGGGAAAACCGCTGAATGTCCAGGACAAGAGCCTCGGTGTCGCCCTTGGAAACGCGGAGATAAAGGCTATCGTGGCGGTTTTGGGAATCACAATCGGTCCTCGGGGTGAGATTTTTACGGACGACCTGCGCTATCACAAAATCGTTATCATGGCTGATGCTGACCCCGATGGAGGGCATATCGCATGCCTGCTGTTGACACTCTTTCACAAACACATGCGCGCTTTGATTGAAGAGGGGCACGTTTACCTGTGGGATGGTCCTCTCTACCGCGTAAAACACAAAGGGAGGAGCCGTTATCTCAAGGATGACGGTGCGCTGCAGGAATACAAACGTCAATACGGGGAGGCGGGACTAGAGGTTAGCCGATTCAAGGGGCTCGGTGAGATGGACGTGGAGGAGTTGGAGGAAACGGCTATGAATCCCGCCAGCCGTACCATTGTCCAGGTAGCTATTGATGACGAGGTGGAAGCCACAGAGGTCATCGAGCGACTAATGGGAGGTGATTCAGGAGCGCGGAAGGAGTTTTTGACGAAACACCTGCGCTTTGAGGAGAGTGATGCGTGAGCGCTGAGGTCCCGATTGTCCAGGTCGTAGATATTGCCGACAAAATCAGCAGTAACTATTTGACTTACGCCGAGTATGTTTTGCGAAATCGGGCTGTCCCTGATGCGCGTGACGGATTGAAACCCATCCATCGGCGGATACTCTGGGCGATGTGGACCATGGGGTGCCGGAGCAAGAACCCACATCGCAAAAGTGCTCGTATTGTTGGGGACGTGGTGGGAAAATATCATCCACATGGCGACAGCGCTGCCTACGAAGCGATGGTGCGGCTAGCGCAGCCGTTTGCACTGAACGACGTGCTGGTGGACGGGAAGGGCAACTTTGGCAGTGTTGACAACCCCAAAGGCTTTGCTGCTCATCGCTATACAGAGGCGAGGTTGTCCGAGTTCGCTGAGGTTGTTTATTTTGCGGACATTGAAGAGGAAACTGTCGAATTCGCTTACAACTATGACGGTAGCGAAAAAGAACCAGTCGTACTCCCGGCGCGTTTGCCAATGCTTTTGTGTACGTCCCCGTCAGGCATAGCAGTGGGCATGGCTACCGATATTCCGCCTCACAACTTAAGCGAGGTGTGTGATACCGTTCTTGCCTATCTGGAAGACACAGAGATGGACAGCAAGGGGCTCGCCGCCGCTTTGCAAGGTCCTGATTTTGCTTTGGGTGGACTGATTAACGTGCTGGAACGTGACGAGGTATACGCCACTGGGCATGGCAAGTTCGACTACCGAAGCATTGTCGAATTTGAGTCGGACAGGAAACACAAGGCGGTTGTTGTGCGGACAGTGCCTCCGGGGGTGCCAAAAGAGGTTCTCATCAAAGAAATTGCTGACGGCGTGCTGAAGGGAAAAATAGGAGGCGTAAGGGGGATCAGGGACGAATCCGGCAAAGAGGGGATACGGGTATGGATTGAGGTTGACCCCAGTGCCAGCCACGAAGACGTGTTGGAGAGTTTGTATGCCAAGACGCGGTTGCAAAGCGCGGTACGGATGAACGCTGTGGTCATCTTGGACGGCGCTCCAGTGGTGGTGTCGTTGAAGACGGTTATGGAACAATTCATAGCCTTTCGGCGTGAGGTGGTTAAGCGCCGAGCAATACATCGCCGGACAAGAGCGGCAACCAGAAGAGAAATCGTAGAGGGCATCCTGAAGGCGGCGGAAAATCCGCGCGGCGTCATGGACATCGTATGTCAGGGCAAAAAACCCGAGGCGACGATTGAACGCCTGGGACGAGAGGTAGGATTGACCAAAACGCAAGCCGAGCATGTGTATGCTATGCCGGTGCGCCGGTTTTCGATATTGGAACGGAGCAAACTGGTTTCGGAGCGGAAAGAGTTAGACGGGCAAGTTGCCGAGCAAGACAGGATTCTGAAGAGCGGTGCAGCGGTAGATGAGATAATCCGCAACGAGACGCTAGCTATACGAGAGAAATTCGGGAGTCCACGTCGAGCCCATCTTTCTGTGGATTTCTCGACCATCGTGACTGCTGATGTGGTGGCGGACAAGAAAGTGGTTATCCTTTTTTTGACTAACGGAACAGTCAGGGCGATGTCGGCGGACGACTATGAGGCACTCAAGCGTCGAACGAGCGCAAACGAAAGGAGAGTACCAGATGGCGTGGTGTCCAGGTACGTGGCTAAAACATCAAGCCGTGACACTGTGATGCTTTTTACAGATCAAGGCAATCGCTATTGTTTAGACGTGAGTTGTCTTCCCCTGGAGGAACGGGCACGGCGACCGCGTCCCCTCTCTGAGTACGTTGATTGTGCGAAAAATGAGCGCGTGATTGCCGTTACAAAAAACAGGATCAGAGACGACGAATCATTATTGATCCTGAGCCGAAGTGGGCTCTTGGCGCGGCTAGCGGCTGCTGCGGTGAATTCGGCGAGGTGCGACACAGTATCCTTTTATCCTGAGAAGGTTGCGGCTGTAATGGTTGCTCGCGGCGATGAGGACGTGGTCATGGTGTCTGCCGCCGGGAAGGTGCATCGAATATCATTGGCAAATGTCCGCGTGATGAAGACCAGGGGTAGCGGGGGTGTCCAAACGCTAATGACGAGAGACGACGATGTGGTTGTTGCGATGTTTGGCAGCGACGTTGATATGCAAATTGTGACGATTACTACCGACGGGCATTGCAAGAGGACCGCTCTGTGCGAGTTTCCGACGAAGGGACGGCGCGGACAGGGAATACAAGGAGCAAAAGGTCGAGTGGTATATGCGGGCGCGGTGACGGACACTGACCAGGAAACCACGTTGGAGATTTGCACATCTGACAACGTGGCGTGGCGCGTTCGATGCGGTCAAGTACCGGAAATGAAGAGAAATTCTGCAGGAGTCTTGTTGAGGAAAATGAAGGCGGGAGAAGAGGTTACGTCGGTCGTTGTGGATTAGGGAAGATTTTCTGAAAAAACAACGGTAAATTGAAAACGAGGACGGTTATACAGGCAAGGAAGGCAACGGGGCCGACCGAGAATGGGGCACAGAATGGAGGAATCGGGATGAATGCGCTGCACATCGTTGTTCTGGTTTGTGGCTTTGGGAAGAAAATCGTCAAGGCTGCCAAAAAGGCTCTCCCCCAGGGCTTTGCTGCCGACTACGATATCACCGTGACCGACAATGTCAGCGGTGAGAGTTTCGACCTGGCAGGGACGCTCAGCAAGGGTGAAAGCGTCCCCACCACGCAGGTGAACCGCATTGATTGGATGGGTCTGTCGGTCTATCTGTTGTCGAAGGTCAACGAAGGCACCCGCGCAAGCGTCATTCGGGAAGCATTTGAGTCCATGGGGCAAGTGGACGAAGAAATGACAAAGCGCGTCAAGGAGGACGCCAAGGATGCCATCGACGACCTCAAGGGGATTACTGATATCATTCGCGAGGGGGCAGTAGAGGTGACCCCGAATGCCGCCACCAAGAAGGCGGCAGACGAGGGCTCCTGCAAGGTTGCCTGATTACGCCCGCGCCGGGACACGAGATATCAAGCATTCTCGTGTCCCCAATGGAGGAGTAGGAACACACAAGGAAATTGTCCACGACGGCGAGCCGGGCGACGCAGACTCGAACGGCTAATCCAAAACCAGGAAGGACTCGCCATGTTGATAGTTGACAGGGAACGCCTGCTAGAAAATGTTGTCAGTATCGCACGACATGACGAATTGTATTTCAACCAAAGCAGCCCGGAAATCTCCGACGCCGAGTATGATGCCCTGGTGCGCGAGACCGAGGTGCTTTTGGAGGAACTGCGCAGCGTTTCTCCTCGCGATGAGTTGGTATATCAGGCTCAGGAAGTCTTGGAGTCAGTTGGTGCGTTTCCTGAGTTTGGCACCAAGGTTGAGCACCCCAGTGTCATGGGCAGCCTCGCCAAGGCTACCGAGGCGTCTCAGATTGTCCAGTGGATAAAGGGCGTTGAGTGCGATGTGCGCTGGATGCTCAAAATGGACGGTCTGGCAATCCGGATAGTCTACGACGGGGGCAATCTCGTGCTGGCTGCTACTAGGGGCAATGGCAGCGTGGGGCAGGACGTGACAGGCAACATCCAGGCTATCGACTCTATTCCCAATAAGATCGCCTACAATGGTCACCTGGAGATGCGCGGCGAGGTCATCCTGCACAAATCGACTTTCGGAAAACTGCGCGACCAAGGTGAAAACTTTACCAATCCTCGAAACGCAGCCAGTGGTAGCGTCATGCAAAAAGATGCTACTGTGACTGGCTCGCGGGGGCTGGGGTTTCGTTGCTATTGGGTCGAGATTGAGGATGAGTTGGAAACGCTCGACGCAATGCGCGACTTCGTCAGGTCCAATTTCAGACGCATCCAGTGGGTCGAAATGGACACCGTAGATGAGCGCACTGAAGATTGGATTACCGAGCACGTTATTGAGCCCTTGACGGAGAAGCGTCCGAGCCTCGATTTTTGCATCGACGGCATTGTGTTCCTAGCCAATAGTGTCGAGGTCTACCACGACATGGGGTGGACCGGGAAATGTCCCAATGCCGGAATCGCCTACAAGTTCCCGCCCGAGCAGAAGGAAAGTCGGGTGGTCGGAATTCGCTGGCAGACAGGACGCACCGGCAAAGAGACACCCGTAGCCGATATCGAGCCTACCTATATCGACGGCAGCACGGTCAGACATATCACGCTCCACAACTACGCCAACGTCCTGGAGTTGGATTTGCAAATTGGCGATACCGTGTTGTTTGAGAAAGCCGGTGATATTATCCCCCAGGTAGTGCGTGTCACCGACCGCCAGGGTCGCCCGGAAGGACAAGCCCCCGCCCCAGAGTCCATCAACTATCCCCATGAGTGTCCCTCCTGTGGTGCGGCGACCGAGTTGACGGAGAACGGTGTTAACGTTATGTGTCGCAATCTGCTCTGTCCAGCCCAACTTGCCCGTAGCGTCGAACATTACCTGGAGACGCTGGAGGTTAAGGGATTGGGTCCGGGAACTGTTGCGACGTTGCTCAGTGAGGGTATGGTGCGTGGCATTCCTGATCTTTACACGTTGGAGGAAAAGCGGCTAGCGTCTCTGGAGGGATGGGGAGCGCGGTCTGCTGAGATGGTCGTCGGGGCGGTCATGGCAAAGCGGAAACTTCTGCTGTGGCAATTTGTAGCGGCGTTGGGAATTCCCGGCGTTGGACCTACAACCAGCAAGGCAATTGCGAAGCGGTTTCAGACGCTGGGTAACATTCGCGAGGCTTCTCAGGACGATCTGGAGAAAGTCGAGGGAGTGGGCGGAATAACGTCAAGAGCAGTGGTGACCGGGCTGAGGACGATGCAGGACATGTTGACTCGCGTTTTGGAGCATGTAACGGTCGAGGACGTAAAAGAGGCGACGGGTCCTCTTGCGGGGATGTCGTTCTGTTTGACCGGTAAGATGCCCTCCTGTCGCGCCCGTAAGGAAATCGAGGCTGAGATAGAGACTGCCGGCGGAGAGGTCAAAAAGAGCGTGGGGAAGGGACTTACCTACCTCGTGCAAGCGAACCCTATGAGCGAAAGCGGCAAGAGCAAAAAAGCCAAGAGTTTGGGGACTCAAATCATCAGCGAAGAGGCGCTGATGGACATGATGGATTGA